CCTTTCCGTACAAAAATATCCGTTTATGAAATTTTAGCGAGGTGGTGATGATGGGTAGAAACGGACAACCAATCGAAATACTGCAGGCCAAGGGTAAAAGCCATCATCTTACCAAAGCCGAAATTGCAAAACGGAAGGCAGCCCAGATAAAATCTGGCAATAAAACTTTTAAGGCATCAGAACAAGTGATGGCTGATCAAGTGGCACTTACAAAATTTAAACATCTGAAAAAATTATTCCGTGAGATAGAATTCATTGACGGCCTGGATGAAAATATCATTAACCGTTACTGCATAACTTACAGTCAACTACAGTCATTGCTTGATTATAAAGTCAAACACTCTGGAGCTCTTGAAGGATTGGCTATGTTTGATGAAATGCTTAAACTGGATGCCCGTATTGACAAAAAGCAGGATCTCTTGATTAAGATGGAGGACCGGCTTTTTCTGAATCCGGTATCGAGACTGAAGAATGTACCCAAGAAAGAAGAAAAGAAAGCCGATCCTTTGGCAGATATGGGATATGGGAATGTATGAAGTACGAACTTAAGCAATACTGTGATGAAGTAATTAACAACGATATAGCCCACTGCTTAAAATATAAATGGTCTGCTATGCGATTCCTGAGAGATTTGAGACGCGAAGAAACAGACGAATTCCCTTGGTTACTGGATGAAGAAAAAGCTAAACTATATTTCAATTGGATGCGCCTGTTTAAGCACAGTAAAGGGCCGCTTGCAGGCAAGAAAAAAGAACCAGCACCATATGAGCTTTTTGTTTACGGCAATATCTACGGGTGGGTACACAGGGAAACCGGCTTGAGAAGGTTCCGCAGGTCGTATGAGCAGTTAGCGCGGAAGAATGCAAAATCTCAGGACAAGGGCATCCAAGCATTGTACGAGATATCGGCTTTCGGTGAACCGATGGCAGAGGCTTACGTAGCGGCTACCAAAAAAGCCGATACAAGGTTTGTTTGGGGTGAAGCAAGCTGGTTATATCAGAATTCAGAACTGCTTAAGGATAAATTCGTAACTAAATTTGACCAAGAGCTGCAAGCCACTGTCATAAAGCACAAAAAGAGCGGTTCTTTTTTTGCACGTCTATCAAAAGAAGACAAGAAGAATGGCGACGGTACCAATCCCCAATTCGTTGTGCTGGATGAATATCACCAGCACGAAACAACGGAATATTACGACTTAGCTTCATCCGGCATGAAAACAAGGTTACAGCCTTTATTGTCGATTATAACGACCGCCGGTTTTGAGCTGAATAACCCTTGCTACCGTGTTGAATATGATTATGTCAGTAAGATACTTGACCCCGATAATCCCGTTGAGAATGACCGTTATTTTGTTTCAATATGTGAGGCCGAAACTGACGAAAACGGCAAGATGATAGACGATATAACAAGTGAGTCTGCCCGTTTAAAGTCAAACCCCATCATCGGTAATACCGCTGTAGGTAAAGAGTCTATCGAATATGACGTTATGGAAGCGCAGGACAAGCCCGAAAAATTGCGGGACGTTCTAACAAAGACGTTCAATATCTGGATCAACCAACGAGCTGCCGGTTATATGAATATGGCAAAATGGAAATTGTGTAGCACAAATGACGGCAGACCATTCCCAGACGTTACGGGTATGAAAGTTTATCCTGGACTTGATCTTGCGGCAACACTTGACTTAACAAGTCTGTCATTCGATGTACCATTGCCAGATGGGTGTTATGCTGTTTTGTCTCACTCCTTTATGCCTGAGGAAACTTATGATGCGAGAATGAGGGAGGGTAAAATTAGATTCGACCTATGGAGGGATCAAGGATGGCTGACGGTTACGCCGGAGGCTGAAGTTGACTACCACTTTATTTTAGAATACCTAATTAAAACTTTCGAAGAATACAAATGGCCTAAGGGTGAGATATGTTTTGACCGGGCACTTGCTACCTGGCTATCGCATGAACTCGATCTATTAGGATTTATCCCGGTAGATATACCGCAGTCATTTACCGGCTTAAGCGAGGCGACAAAGGATTTTAGGGCTAAGGTGTATAACAAAAAAATATTCCACAATAATAACCCTGTTTTAACCTGGGCAATAGGCAATGCCGTAGTCAGAAAAGGTCCAAGTGAAAATATCATGCTGGATAAGTCTAAGGCAAGTGATAAAATTGACCCGTTAGCATCGCTCATTAACGCTCATGTGCGGGCTATGGTTAACGAAAAGCCCAAAAAATCAGCTTACGAGGACACTACGAGAGAGGTATTTGCGGGATGAAAAAAGATAAAAAGTTACCTGTTGATGCTTCAGACCTGCTGATTATAGCAGGAGTGGCTATTACAGGAACAGGAATTTGGCAAATATATCAGCCAGCTTCATTAATTTTTGTTGGTATTTGTAGCCTTATTGCTGGTATTTTAGGCTTAAGGCAGGTGGAATGATGGGGATATTTAAAAAACTAATAGGGCAGAGAAGCGGGGCAAGCATTTCTAATCCAAGTAAGTGGCTTATGGATTTATTTGGCGGTAGCAGTGAGTCAAAGGCTGGCGCAATCGTAAACGAAAAGACAGCTATGTACTACTCTACAGTCTTTGCCTGTGTTCGAATTATATCTGAAACAATAGCATCCTTACCGCTACATCTATATCGAGGGTTACCTGATGAGGGCAAAGAAAAAGCAGTGTCCCACCCACTATACTCTGTGTTACACGACATTGGAAATCCTGAGATGCCAAGCTTTACCGTTCGGGAAACCATACAGGCGCATATAAGTACATGGGGTAATGGCTGTGCTGAAATAGAATTCAATAACGGCGGATACCCAATAGCACTTTGGCCTATGCGACCAGATCGCTTACAGATTGAGAGAGAAAAAATGCTTGGCGACGTCGGGGATCGTAGAAGCGGTCTTCTTGTTTACCGCTATACTTTTGGTACAGGGGAGCAGGTTGTTTTGCCTGCAAGCAACGTACTCCATATTCCTGGACTTGGTTTCGATGGGATCAAAGGTTACTCCCCAATCAGCATGGCAAGGGAGGCAATTGGTTTAGGGTTAGCTACTGAGGAATTCGGGGCTAGATTTTTTGGTAATGGAACTCACCCAGGCGTTATAGTTGAGCATCCAGGAGAGTTATCTGACAATGCTTTTAATCATCTTAAGTCCCAGTTAACGCAAAAACATGCCGGTCTTGGTAAAAGCCATAGGTTGATGTTGCTTGACGAAGGTATGAAACTCCAGTCTTTAGGCATCCCACCTGAAGACGCACAGTTTTTAGAGACAAGGAAATTCCAAAAATCTGAAATAGCCGGTATCTACCGAGTGCCGCCCCATATGATTGGTGACCTGGAAAAAGCAACTTTTTCCAATATAGAGCAACAATCCCTTGAATTTGTACGGGACACTATACGCCCCTGGTGTGTACGGTGGGAACAGTATATGTTTATGAAGTTGTTGACACCTGCCGAGCGCAAAAAATATTTTATTGAGCATCTATTAGACGGTCTTTTGCGTGGTGATATAACCAGTAGATATAATGCCTATGCGGTTGGCAGACAATGGGGTTGGCTTTCAGCGGATGATATTAGGGCTTTGGAAAACATGAACCCTTTGCCAGACGGTCAGGGGAAAAAGTATCTTACCCCGTTAAATATGGCTTCGGCAGACCAGACAGGTCATGGCACCACAAAACAATAACTTGGATATGGAGGTGAAACTGAATTGAGTAAAAACAAACCGCCGGTACTCTACAGAGAAATGACCTTTCAAAGGGACGCTATTGACGAATCATCACGTATAGCCACTTTAAGTTTTTCGAGTGAGGCTCCTGTAATACGCCAGTCATGGTTTATGGGCGCATGGACTGAAATTCTTAGGCATGAAACACAGGCTATTGATATGATGAGGCTTAGGGATATGGGTGTACTCTTGTATATGCACAGTTCCTATTCTCCAATTGGGAGTATTATGGAGCCGTATCTTGATGAAAGCCAGCGTAAATGTATGGCAAAAGCCCGTTTTGACACAGATCCGCAAAGCGACGCAGTGTTCCAGAAGGTCCTGAGTGGTACTTTGCGCGGCGTTTCAGTAGGATACCGGGTGCTTGAAGAAGATTGGGAGGTAGTAAAAGACGGCAAGAAGTCTTCTTGTGGGCGTTTTACTGGTCCGTGCGAGATAGCAAACCGATGGACGCCCTACGAGGTAAGTATTGTTTCTCTACCTGCTGATGTTACTGTGGGTGTGGGCCGTTCAAATGAAACAGGTTTTGAAATGTCTGAATATATGTTTGGCCGTATGGCTGATGTTATAACTGAAAGGATTATGAAAAATATTCCTTTTGAGATACCTAAAAAACCGGAAAAAGAGGATGAACGCTCTGAGGAATCAGGAAAATTACAAATAATGCGGCGAAAACTTGATTTAATTTCCCGTATAGACACCATGTAGATGGTGTTTTTTATATTGAAACCCGTAAATTAGCCCAAAAATAAGTAGGAGGATGAAAAATGCCATTAAGAGAAAAGAAACAAGCCCGTTTCGCCCTTGTTGGCGAGGCAAGAGTTATGCTTGATACTGCTGAAAAAGAAAAACGTGACCTTACAGCAGAAGAGAATGAGCAGTACGAAAGAATTATGGCCGATGTTGACCGCATAGGAACCGAAATTCAAGCCGAAGAACGCAAGCAGGAACGTCGTGCCAAAGTGGATGGCCTTACCCGCGAATTAGAAGGAAGCCAAGGACGTTTTGTGGGCGGGGAAAATCCGCAAGGACAAAGCAATGATGAGCAGCGAAATGCCAGGCCACGCGATACAGAAGAATACAAAGCAGCTTTTCGCGAGTATCTTATTGGTGGCAGAGATGCGCTAACACAAAACCAGATGCGATCACTGCAGGCAGACAGCGATACTAAGGGCGGATATACCGTAGCTCCTATTCAGTTTGTCATGGAGCTTCTAAAAGATGTTGACGATGCCTTGGTAATTCGTCAGTTAGCTAGGACATTTACTCTAGATAAAGCTGAAAGCCTTGGTGTTCCAACTCGTGAAAGTCGCTATGATGACTTTGATTGGACAGGTGAAGTTAATACCGTTGAAGAGGACGACGGCATGACTTTTGGAAAGCGCGAACTCAGGCCGCATCCGCTCAGCAAACTGATTAAAATATCTTCAAAACTCATGCGCCAGTCAATGCTTGATCCGGAAGGACTTGTTCGTCAGGAAATTTCCTATATTCTAGGCGGTACACAGGAGAAGGCATTTATGACCGGGCCAGGTGCAGGAAGGCCGCTGGGATTTTTCACTGCAAGCGACGATGGCATCCCGACATCGCGAGACATAAGCACCGGCAACACTGCAACTGATGTAAAAGGAGATGGCTTAATAGAGGCTAAATACGCTCTTAAATCTCAGTACGTGGCGAATGCCAGATGGTTATTTCATCGCGATACCATGAAACGTATCCGTAAATTAAAAGACGGTAATGGAAATTATATTTGGATGGCCGGCCTAACTAATGGACAACCTGATACAATTCTTGAGGTGCCCTACATCATGTCAGAATTTGCACCAAACACCTTTACTACCGGTCAGTACGTGGGAATTATCGGCGACTTCCGGTTCTACTGGATTGTTGACGCATTGAATATGGAAATCCAGCGGTTGATTGAACTATTCAGTCTGAACAACAAGATCGGCTTTGTTATTAGGGCTGAAACAGATGCAATGCCGGTGAGAGCTGAAGCATTCGCCAGGGTGAAGCTGGGTTAATTCCTAACTTCACTTTTCATAAATAAAAAAAACAGGAGGCTATAGACCGTGAATCTTTCAAGTGAAATCAAGATTACAAAAGTTAAAGCTGCTGAAGTAAGCGCCGGGACCGAAGTACTGAGCGATGAGGTTAATATGGCTGGTTATGACGGAGTTGTGTTTTTCACCGCTATAGGCACAGCAAACGCCGGAAATTACATCAAGGCTCAACAGGACGATGTAATGGGAATGGCCGGGGCAGCCGACCTGGAAGGGACAAAAGTTGTCGCTACCGCAAACGATCAAGTTATTTGGCTGGACGTTTACCGCCCGCTGAAACAATTTGTGCGCGTATCAGTTATCCGTGCCGGTGCAGGTTCAACCGTTGGTGAAATTTATGCTTTGCGTTACGCGGGACGGATGCGCCCGGTTGATAATGTAATTACCAATACGATTATCGGTGAACTGCATGTGAGTCCCAACGAAGGAACCGCCTAGTTAATTTAAAAACCTGGTCCGGGTTTTATACTCGGGCCATTAAGGAGGTAAACCTGTGGCATATAATTCAAAAGTCTATCGTAAGCAAGGCGGAGATGAACTTGTTGTCGCCAATGGAGGCATAATCACCGTTGAATCCGGTGGACAAATTAACATAATTTCTCCCAAAGGAGCAATTTACTTTGTTGACGCTAATATTGGGGCCAGTGGGGATGGTCTTAGTTGGGGTGCAGCCTTTAAAACGATGGCCGAAGCTTTTGCGGTAATTGCAAGTGGAGATACTATTTTCTTTCGTGGGAAAATTCGTGAACAATTAACTACACCGGTACAGGTATTTGATGTAACTATTATCGGTGCTGGCAATCGCCCACGACATGCTGACAGCACTCCTGACGGCGGTCAGGACGTGACCAACACATGGACAATTCCGGCATCGGGTGCAACCACTGCACCGCTTTGTAAGGTTCTTCAACAAGGTTGGCGATTCGTAAATATCCTGTTCGCCGGGCCTACCGATTCTGATTGTATTCAGTTGTATCGCGATGCGGGCGCGGACGATGCTGAACGCGATGCATCGCACGCTGAGTTTATTAATTGCCGCTTTGCCTCTGGTTATAACGGCATTAATGACTCTGGAGGTTGTTGGGGTGCGCTTGTACAGGGGTGCCGTTTTGGAGCACTCACCAACTTTTGTATTCTAGGCGTGGGTAACATTGGAGTTGGGCAGAGCGATTGGATTATTGAGGATAATCACTTTTATGGTTTTGCCAACGGCGTAAAGATTGCAGCTTTCGGATGCCGGATTAAGGGCAACACTTTTACCGATGGCGGAACTCCTAACACTACAGTTGTACTTAATACCAATAACGGCGGAGGGGCAGATAACTTTGTCGTAGATAATTACTTCCAGACAGCAACTGCTAACTTCAACACACCTGATATTGTTGGAACGGCAACTGATGTATGGAATAACACAAGTATTGACGGCACGACGGGGATGATTGGCCGCGAAGTTGGACAGCCGGCGTAAAATAAAAGAGAAGGACAGCTGTCCTTCTCTTTTCACCTCAAGGAATGGAGGGCAAAGCAATTGGCATTTAGGCGAAAAGAAAACTTTGAGCAGTATACCTGCCTTTCCACCGACATAAAGACGACTACAGGAATAGCTCTTGATTCAATATGTACTGAGACGGACACCGGTGACGAGTATATTTTTAATGGTGCAGCATGGGCAAAAAATAAACCAAAAGCTGCAACTGAAGTAACGTTGGCGGCGCTTGAAGCGCTATTAACTAGCATCAAAAACACCGATGGTATAAAGAAGATAACCGATACAGTCAATACCCAACTAATCGGTAGCAGAGGTGCAGTAATAGCCCACAGGACAGCGATAACTACAGCGGATAAAGTACCAGTAATTACGATAACCGCAGCAGATCAACCAGCCACCGCAGGATCTCTTACTGCCGTTGCTCATGGAATAGGTGTTGCACCGGGTAATTCCTATGGTTCAGCAGGTGTAAGTGCTCTCGTAACGGTTACGCCTACTGTAAACAAGTCCATAGACATAACAATCCCACAAGCAACAGGGGCAGAGTATTACGAAATTTTTGTCAGTACATCAACAAGCAGCCCTCAATTACTTGCACGTATCACAGAGGAACAACGTGCCACGGGTTGCGCTATTACAGCAGCTTATACTGTAGGAGCAGGCGGCAGTGCCGGGGTGGTAAATATCCAAGTTGTTGGCACTGGAAACGCTTCAACCGCTGCACCATTCGTTGCTAATAACGCTTATATTCCCACAGGCGTTACAGCAGTATCGTGTGCAGGTAAAACAAAAGCATACATTTACCTGGATTTAACTATTGCTGATTTAAGAAGTGCTCCGGCAATTGAAATTAACCCGTTTATGCAAAATAATGACTCCGAATCAACTAAATGGTTCCAGATTGAGTCTCAGGCTATTGCTATAATGAACGGCGCAACAGGACAGCCATTGCCACAAGTTTTTGTAGTAGACGTAAATTCTGCTAGAAATTTAATTGTGCTAGTAGGCACAATCTCCGGGCAAGGTACTAGTGTAAATATTACCGTAGAATTATTTTAGGAGGTAAGCAGATGTATATTATCGCTAAACCTCCGAGACTTAAAGGGGTAGAAGATATTGTTCAGGACTGCCTTTTAGAGGAATATCGTTTTGAAGAATCTATCGGGGAAATTTTGATTGGTTATAAAAACGGTTATAATGGCACTTCCGGTACAGGTAATAATAAACCCACACCAACACCTAACGGATGGTTATTTTTTGTTGACGATTATGTTGACTTACCATCGCAAATCAAGGATGCTTTATCTGTAGAAAAATCTTTTACTACTATTTTTGCGGGGATGCTTAAAGCTAATACCGTTTTAAGTAGCGTAAAAGCAGTGGATGATAGGTTAAATATCAATGTAACCACAGCATATCCAAAGACAATAAGAGGTAATTTGTTTAAAACCGTAAATTATAGTCGGGCAGGGCAAGAGTTTAATTCCAATGTTTTTAATGTCTTCACATACACTTCTGAGGGAGATAAGGCTAAATTTTTTATAAACAAAGATAATTTTCGTAACGGAATAACTGCTTCTAGTGCTGGGACTACGCTTGGTTGTCGTATTGGATTAAGACCTATAGGTTCGATAGGACTAGAAGGAATATTATCTCACATGCTTATATATACCAGAGTATTAACGGATTCAGAAATACTAAGAAACTACAGGGTATTGAAAAATACCCTAAAATTAAGGGGTGTAATTATTGGCGACTAAAGTTATTATTTTTCCGACATTAGAAAGTTTTCAGTCATGTCAAAATCCTTTACCAAGCGGTCAAATTTTCTGCAATCCTGTACCGGCTAACGATGGCATAAGATATGCTATGTGTATGGATTGGGTTCAAATGGATTTAGATTATTTTGCTACTCTGGAAGGGGTAACTATCGCAGACACATTGCCTAGCGATTGGTACTACCCAGAGGAAGGTTAACCAACTAAAGAAGTTGTGTTAGTTGGGATATATAATATTTTAGATAACCGCTTCCGGGCGGTTTTCTTGTGGAGGTGAATTAACATTGCCTTAAAATTAATCACGGCGCCGACAGCAGATCCCGTAACGCTTACCGAAGCAAAAGAACACTGCAGAATAGACGGAGCTAGTGAGGACACCTATATCTCCGGTCTAATCACCGCAGCTACGGCATACTGCGAAAGCTATCAGAGATTAGCCTATTTACTGCAAACTTGGGAACTCTGGCTTGATGATTGGCCCTACTGTGGCTATATATCTATTCCAAGGCCCCCCCTGCAGTCGGTTGCTTCGGTGAAATATTACGACACCGAAAATGTTGAACATGCTATGCCGGAAACTGACTATTTCGTTGATGCTGTGAGCGAACCAGGTCGCGTATCGCTTGGATATAGTAAACTATGGCCGACGGAGGTACTTCGACCGGCAAATGCTGTCTGTGTGCGTTTTACTGCAGGTTATCCGTCGTATACAGGAGTGGTCAACACCAACGGCACGGCCGTAACTAGGGTAAGCGGCAGTGAATTTAATGTCAACTGGTCCGCGGGCAAGTCTATTGAAATTAACGGAGTTGTTTACACTATCGCTTCCGTTACTGACGAGGATAACTTGGTGCTTACTGCTACGGCAGGGACACTGACCAATAAAACCTATACCACCAACGATGTGCCGCAGAAAATTAAACAAGCAATATTATTCCTGGTTTCCCACTGGAACGAGAAACGGGAACCCATAGTAGACGGAACTGTCAGCGGAGAAATACCATTTACCGTTTCTGCGCTGCTTGGCCAGGATAAAATTATTTTAGTATAGGGGGTGGTAGTTGTGGGAGCGGGTAAATACAGGCACAGAATAACGATCCAGCAACTGACCACCTCTAAGGGCAGTCTAGGTGGAGTTGTAAAAACCTGGTCAACTTTTGCGACTGTAAGGGCGCAGGTTTTAGCTCTGTCAGGGCGCGAGTTCTGGCAGTCAAAACAGGTCAACGCTGATACTACCCATAAAGTAACCATTCGTTACTTGTCAGGTGTACTACCGACTATGAGAATTGTTTTTGACGGCCGAATTTTGGAGATTGAAAGCATTATTCCTGACGAGCGGAAACGTGAAATGGTTTTAATGTGTGTCGATAGGGGCGAGGTTGTCTAATGGCTAGAAGAAGACCGACAGGCAGTACAAGAACCCAGGCAGTAATAACCGGTGAAACTGAACTAATGAACAGGTTAAATTCTATGGCCGACCATCTAAAAAAAGATATAACAAAAGAAGCACTCATGGCCGGTGCCGAGGTGGTCAAGCGCGAAATGTCAGCAAAGGCGTTAGGCAGCACAGCGCAGGCTATAGAAATACATTTTCCTCAGACTACAGGAGTTCCCAGGGTGTTGATAGGCCCGGATAAAGATCATTGGTATGCCGCTTTTCAGGAGTTCGGAGCTGTGCCACACACCATCGAGACTAAAAAACGATTACCCGCTGGGACGCGTGGCAATGCCTTTGGGACACTAAGGACTAGTTTGAATTTTAATCGAGGTGCCAGGTTAAAAAGGGTACTAGCAGGCAATGGGCAAGTGTTCGGAACAGTAGTAAATCACCCTGGAGTAACCAAAAAACCTTTTATCCGTCCTGCCCTAGACGAACATGAAACAGAGGTAAAATCAGCAATGATGGCAGTTATTCGCCGACGCCTGGGGGTGACATAGTGGGATTAATTGAGGATTTTTACACCAGATTAACGACTTATCCAGGCTTGACGGCGTTAATTAGTGACCGTATATGGCCTGTAGAAGCCGAGCAGGGGGTAAAAGAGCCGTATTGCGTGTATGAGCAAGTATCAGGCGGCAGACGGTACTCTCACGACGGGTATAGCAACCTACAGCGCCCCAGGATGCAGATATCCTGCTATGCCGATACATACGAGATGGCTAAAGGTATAGCCGCTAAGGTCACAGAAGCCCTTGAAACTTGGTCTTCTGTTAACTTAAATGGGGTTTTTCAGCAAAACGAACTTGACCTAATCGACCCGGAAACCGGCTTTTATGTGGTTTCGGTCGATTTTTTTATTTGGTATAGGGAGGGGTAAATTTTGACACAAGCAAATTCAGCTTTTGGAACAAGTATAACGATTGACAGTACAGCGATAGCCGAGTTGACCAACATCGGCGGCGTGGATATATCTATGGACACCATTGACGTGACAAACCATGATAGTCCTGATGCTTTTCGCGAAAAGATAGCCGGACTTATTGATGCCGGACAGATACCGATTGAGGGAAACTTCTATCCTGGGGATACAGGACAAATGGCACTGCTTGCAAAGTTACTAGCTCGAACAGTAGGGGTTTTTGTAATCACTTTCCCTGCTAGCATTGGTGCAGCATGGACATTTAATGCCTTAGTAGTTGGCTTTAAGGCTGCTGATGCTCCTATTGACGGACAGTTACCGTTTTCAGCTAACTTAGAAATTACAGGAAAACCCACATTAGCAGTAACAGCTTCGACAGGCTTAACAACTCCGTTCTTTACGGTATCCGGCGCTGGCACTCTGATTGTTCCGACTGCATCCGGAAGTGTCTATGACTATGTTGTGAATATTGCTACCGCCATAACATCGGTAACGATTACACCGACTGCTGCAGCAGGAGTTATCACTGTCAATAGTAATATAGTAGCAACGGGCGTAGCTTCCAGTGCCATTACCTTGGGTGCAGCAGGCAGCATAACCGAGGCCGTAATTGTAGTCCAGGAAACAGGTAAAACAGCTAAGACATATAACTTGCAGCTCGTTAGGGCAGCAGCATAGGAGGTAAGTCATGAGTAAGGGTAAATTTTCAAAAAGTAAAGCTATCGCCGTTGTTGACATTGAACTGGATAAGTCAAGGAAACTGAAATACACAAATGGCGCTTTGCGTAAATTTGAGGAAAAAACCGGTAAAAATGCACTTAAGTTAAAATCGGAAGAGTCTAACGAATATATGACAGAACTACTTTGGTCTGGTCTGTTGCATGAGGACAAGGAACTGACTATTGAGCAAGTTGATGAAATGATCGGCCCGAGCAATCTGTATTATGTGATGTCAAAAATAACCGAGGCTTGGGGTATGGCCATGCCAGAACCTAAGGAGCCGGCAGAGGGCAATACAGACCCTTTGCCGGAGAACCTCCCGACCTAGACGAGCTTTGGGTATTCGGGAGGTACGATGTCGGACTAAGTGAGGAAGAATTTTGGGAGTTGACGCCTGCACAGTATGATTTGCTGGCGAAACGACATATTGAACACGAAAAGGCAAAAATTACTTTAGAAGAAGCGAAAATTAAGCGGTCTGATTACCAGGCCGCTTTGATTTGTTGTGTGCTGGCCAATATTAACCGGGATAAAAGAAAAAAACTGACTCCATATAAGCCGGACGATTTTATGCCGAAGGTTGTTGGGGAGAAGAAAAAGCAGACTCCGGAGGAACAGTTTACTATTGTTAAAATGCTTAATGCGGCGTTTGGTGGGACTACTGTCTAAGAAATCACATTCCATAATCTGTTGTTTTCTTTTTTATCCAAGTATGTTTGCAATCTTGACATTGCCATGTGTCTTTGCCAACCATAGCTAAAACGGAGAATATAAGTAGTATCGGAACAGCTATCCATAGGGGAGGAAACAATATACCTACCCAAATCAAACACCCGGCAGAGCTGAATAAGGCTATCACGGCTGCCCATTTGCTTACTGATTGGACTCTATTTGAACCACATCTAGGACACGGCGACCAATTATCTGACATGTATTAAACCCCCTTTATATGCTCTAATAAGTCTCCTGGCTGACAGTTCAGAGCAGTACATAAACGATCTATTACGGAAACATCAACGCGAGTAATAGTTCCTTTGTACATAGCATACAAAGTATTCTTATTTATTCCGCTTAGTTCCTGTAGTTCTGGTACTTTCATTCTATTATTTTCAAACATTAGTTTATCTAATTTAAATTTAATCATATCCATCCCTCCATGATAGATATTATACAACATAGTATGCTGAAATTCAATTGTATAGAATATTTTTTACAATAAACTATTGACACTAAACAATATATAATGTACAATGAAGTAAGTAAAAAATACATTGTTTGCTGGAGGTGTTAAATTGAATTTTAAGGATGCGTTCAATAAGTTTATGCTAGAACGGGCGGTTGCTGTTGCTTGTGGTGAAGCAGAAATTGACGCTAGTTATGTTAAAAAGCACAATGCACTGGTAGAATCTTTGCAGAAAATAGATACCGATATTGCCGAAGTTATTGAGGAAGCATTTGTCTTTTGTTGCGGCGTATGTGCTGAATATGGCTATAAGCTTGGCATGAAGGATGGAGCAGCCTTATTGGAAGAAATACTGCCTTCGGTCAGATTGGGGGCGTAGTATGAAAATAATCCAATTAAGTGGTAATCTATCGGAGCTTATTGAGTATGCAGTAATATCTGGGTGCTTAATGATTAGTTCAGCGCTTACAGAGCAGGAGCAACAGGAAACCATTCAAAAAATAGCAGGTTAATACCGGGAGGGGTATGGTATGGGTAAGAATATTTTAACAGCAACTATCGAGATTAAGGGAATAAGACCGTTGTTATGGCATGTGTTCGGGCCGGATTCTTTGCCGCTTGAAAAACAAGAAAAAACCGGCGTTGCCGGGCATAATCCCGATGAATGGAAGAAAACTTTTACAGCAACCAAAGAAGGTCAGCTTTATTTGCCCGGTTCTTATTTTTTCGGAACCTACATAGCAGGTGCCAAGTTTACTAAGAAGGGTAAAGGCTCAATTCAGAGCATGGTATCGGCAACATTACAGGTGTTGGATGATAAGGTTTTAGTTAATCGCCGTTTACCGAGTGACATTTACGAAGTACCGCAAAAGTATTATAATGCTGACGATGAACTTGTTTATATTGATGTACGGTCGGTAAGAAACCCTAGCACCAAGGCAAGGAATATTCGTTATCGTATTGCCACTTGCCCGGGTTGGGAGTGTAAATTTTCAGTGATTTTCGATAAAACGGTTGTAAGTAGGGCTGAAATGCAGGCCGCTATCATAGATGCCGGAAAACTTTGCGGCATAGGTGATGGTCGCTCAGTTGGGTATGGTAGATTTGAAGTAGTATCATTTGAGGTAACAGAAGATGCCGAAAAAGCGACCTCCTAAAGAGGTATGGGCAGAACTAAGAAAAATAGTTTGGGAGCGTGACGGTGGAAAGTGTGTTCACTGTCACATCCCGGTTAAAATAAATGAGTGTAATATTGATCACATTAAAAGCGGAAAATTAGCAACTAATCAGTTAAAAAATCTAAGGACTTTATGCCGTAGGTGTCACGTTTTGAGGAGTGATAGTAGGCATAGAGGTATGATTAGTAAGGCTTTGAAGGATGGTATCATTCCTCCAAACTGGCGCGAGTTAGTTTGGGATGGTTGATATATAAGCGGTGAGGACTGGCGGGGATTGGAACGGTGAGGTGTGGATAGGCGAGGCAAGGATAGGAACGGTGAGGTGTGGCAAGGTAAGGGATCGAAACGGTGCTTTGCACCGTCTGTCGGGATTCGTCAACCCGACACTGATGAGATTGACGATAACAGCTCGGTGTGGCGGGGATCGGTCTGGTAAGTCATGGCGAGGATTGGACAGGACTGGCGAGGTACGGCGGGGCGAGGTATGTTGTGGTGCGGTTTAATAAGGTATGGTAAAAATAAACACCTATTAACTTAGGTGTTTATTTTATTGCAGAGGTAGGTGAAAAAAAATGGCAGTTGGCAGTTTAAATGTCGATCTCGTTTTAGACACAAGCGACATGATCGCTTCACTTAGACAATCCCAAGAAAATCTAGCAGAATTAGGGCGGCAAGCATCAAGGCAAATGACAATTATGAGGTCTGAATTCAATACGGCCACAATGCGCATGGATGAAAATACCGATGCAACGGAACGACTAACAGCACAGCAACAGTATTTAGGACAAAGATTGGAGCAGCAGCAGTCAGTTGTTGCATTGTTGAATGATACATACCAAAGAACCGTCGCAGTTTATGGCGAAAATTCAGACGCAGCGCAAAGGCTTGCCGTCCGACTTGCAAGGGCAACAGAAGAACAGGCTAGAACAGAGCAACAGATCCGGCAAACAAACAGGCAACTACAAGAGCAAGCTGATGCGTCAGAGGAAACCGGACGTAGTTGGTCAGGGATGGCTGAAAGGCTGGGCAGCGTCGGGGAAAAAATGTCTACTTTTATCTCACTCCCGATTGCTGGATTTTTAGCTTTGGTAACCGAGGGGACGAAAGAATTAAGGAAAGAACTTGCTATTTTGGAAACTAATGCTGAGATGGCCGGGGCAAACCTGGAAAAAGTAAACGAGGCCTACAGAACACTTAATAGTATTCGCGACGACGATTTAGCGGCAAATGGCGAAACGATTAACGAACTCCTGGCCTCCGGTTTTAAAGGCGACGATCTGCAAAAAGCTCTTGAGGGTGTTATTGGCGCAGGAATAAAATTCAAGGATACACTTAATTTTGAAGGTATAGCTGATGGCATCCAAGAAACCCTATTTATAGGTGAAGCGGCAGGCTCTTTTCTTGAGTTGCTCGAACGTATGGGAGTAAGTATTGATGAGTTTAACGCCGGGTTGGTTGCAGCGAAAGCTAACGGGACAGAATTGCAATATGTATTAGATACTATGGCAAACTTAGGTCTGGCTGATACCTATAACGCATATCTAAAGAATAACCAGGCTATGGTTGATGGTGCAAAGGCTACATACGACATACAAAAAGCAATGGCCGATTTAGGGAAAACGATAGAACCGATTATAACTAAGTTGACGGTTGGTTTAGCTAGTTTAGTAGGATGGTTTAATCAACTACCTACACCAGTACAGAATACAGCTCTTGTTTTTGCACTTCTAGCTGCTGCAATGGGGCCGGTGCTTTTTATGTTGGCCCAATTAATAACAGTTATACCTACAATCGCAGGTTTATTTACGACACTTGCCGGACTCCAAATAACCGGAACACTACTAACCGGACTAAGGCTCATAGTGCTAATGATAACATCTTTCGCATCCGTACTTTTACCTCAACTTGGTGCCGTATTTACAGCTGTTTTTGCAGGTCTAACGTGGCCTATCGCGGCTGTAGCGGCGGCAATCGCAGCACTGATTTATTTAGGCTACGAGATCATTAAAAACTGGGAATCAGTCAAGCAATTCTTTGTAGACTTCGCCAAGGCAATCATGGATATTTTTCCGAGCCTTGGAGAATTATTTTCCAAAACGCTGCCGGAGCAATTTAACGGTTTTATTAACTGGTTCGCAGAACTTCCGGGTAAAATCGGAAAATATCTAAGCGAATTAGTCACTAATATACCCTATTCGATTGGTTATGCCATAGGTGCGGCGGTAAAACTCTTAGCTGATACAGGAGAAAAAATAATACAGTGGTTTAAGGATTTACCCGGAAATATTGCAGACTCAATGATCGAGTTCAAAAACACTGTAGTTGAAAGCGCAAAGGAATTGGCAAGCGAAACATTAAATTATATCCAAGAACTACCCGGCAGAGTTAAAGATTATTTTTCAGAAATGATTGATTCTGCAATACAGGCGGGCAAGGATTTTGTGAATGGTTTTATCGAAAGTATCAAGCATTTACCGCAAAGAATCGAGGAGTATTTTCTGAATATCCTGGACAAAATTATCAACTTCATCCCTAACTTAATAGAATCGGCTAAGAAAATGGGCAGCGAGTTTTTGAGAGGATTTAAGGAAGGTTTGACTGGCGGGGAAATAAAAGTAAATGTAGGTGCTACGTCTGGTGTTAAACTTCCTGGATTAGCCTCCGGTGGGACATTAACATCTACTGGATCAGTTGTAGTTGGGGAGTATGGGCCCGAAATACTTAATTTACCGCGCGCCGCCTCAGTGACTCCGCTTGAGGTAAAATCGGGACAGACTCCTAGTGCTGACATAGACTATAACCGCATGGCTACAGCTATAGCACAAGCATTAACTGGTGCCAAGTTCGTAACAGACATAAACACCGGAACCGTAAAAATGATCGTTGGCGGCATTCTTAGGAGAGAGGTGCGTAACTAATGGCAGCACTATACACAACAGCCAATACTCTTATCACCGAGCATGTTACTTCCGTTATACCGGATTACGAAATCCAAGAGGTAGAGAACCGTCTCCTTGACGGTTCTTTTCATGTCCAAACAATCGGCCAGCCAGCGCGGACATGCGCTGTTGATTTAATTGTCACATCGACAATAGCAAAAGAAACTATAGATACTTACAAAGCAATCAAAACTCCGGTCAAGGTAACTGCTGACGGAAAATATTACATAGGCACAATTCGCGGATTACCACAGTGGACGAAAAATGCACCCGGTATTTATCAAACAAGCCTTGTCCTTCTGGTGACTGAGGAGGGATCGGTTTAATGCTTGATATCCCGGAGGAAATCCTGGAACGTATCCAAAAACTAAATCAAACTAATTACGAAAACGCAGATCCTCGTATGGAGGCAGTTATAATCAAGGCAAACAGAACTCTGGACATACAAACAATTCAGTCCGGCACCTTGGGTAGTATTGACTTGGTCCCGAAAATAGTCGATTCTATTGTAACTGAAATATGGATTATTGCTGTCGTAAGTGGTCAGGCCGTGGTAAATGTCTACACATACTCTGACGCTATAGATTTTACCACCCCCGACAGAACGTTCACCCTGACAACAGAGGAAGCAAGCGCGAAGGTTCGGGATGTGTCGATAACCTTTGATGGTGCAAATCCTTGGCTGTTTTGGGTAGAACGTGGTGTTAGTTACGACAAAATTTGGACTGTACTATGGGACGGTACCGGAGCGCAACCGGCAGGGACAGAATTGGTTGCAATTACTAGATAATGCTGTTACAATGTTCTTGTAGTGGGAGTGTCGACGCTCCGGGCGGTACCCGCCGCCCATACTGCAAATAAAAGGGGCTACTTGGGAGGTAGATTATGTTGCGTGAAATTGAAATGTTAAAAGAAAGTAAAGAAAGCATTGAAAAAGTTTTTACTCAATTAGTAGGTGTATTATCTCCTGTTTTTCAGAAGCTGATGGAAGATATGAATTGCATTTTAAGAAATATGCGATTAAAACTAAGTAAAGAATATATAGAAGCTGGCAGTCCTTACGGAGAAAATGACGAGGGAATGTTGCGGTGGATTAAAGAGCGATATGAGATAATTTAATATAAAAAAGCACTCCTTCGGGGGTGTTTTTTTATATTTCTGAAATGAGGTGATAATGTGGCAACAGTAATTTCAACTCCGGCAGAGCTTGACGCAATACGATCTGACCTTGCTGGTGATTACGTCCTGGGCGCTGACATAGACCTAGCAGGATATGCAAACTGGGAACCGATAGGTACAGAATTAACACCTTTTACTGGAAAAATTGACGGATCTGTATACGACATATCAAACTTGACCATTGACCGAGCGACTACTGACAATGTCGGTCTATTCGGTGTCTGTGAATTTAATGTGCTGGACAATAATCCGAATCTAATAAATATTACCATTACAGGTGTTAACGTCACAGGGAAAGATAACGTCGGTGCGCTGGCCGGTAAAATAACGACAAACCAGCAGGTATCACCGGAATTTGATTTGGCTTTGAATTGTTCTTCTGCCGGAGCAGTCGTTGGTGCCTCTAATGTCGGCGGTCTGATCGGTTTAGTTGAGGGCCCGGACAATGACGTTTTTGACGAGTACGACCCTATGGCTGGTTGTATCAATACTTGCTTCTCCGCAGCAGCGGTGTCAGGTAGCGGGAATAATATAGGCGGGCTAATTGGTCAAACAAAAGATATAAAAGCTTATAAATCACATGCGTCCGGTGCTGTTGCTGGTGGCAATGTTGTCGGAGGACTGATTGGTTTAGAGGCAGGGAACGCCTTTAACGAGTTATGCTATGCCCTGGGAAATGTAGCGGGAACAAAGGTTGCCGGGGGATTGGTGGGGGCGCATTTAGGAAGATCGCTATTGAAAAAATCCTATGCCGAAGGTGATGTTACCGGCACTGAGGATTATGCCGAGCCAGAAATTTGGGATACAAGTATGCTTGGCATTGGTGGACTTGTTGGATTTACAATCTTTGAGGGAATAGACAGATGCTACGCTTTGGGTGACGTAGTCGGATTTCACCGTGTCGGTGGTCTAGTTGGTGCAGGAACCGGCGGAGGATACCGTTCACCAAACATTCAAAGCTCATTTGCCCAGGGTAATGTATCCGGAGTCAGTCAGGTCGGTGGTCTTATAGGGTATGTGTTCCCAAGTTATTTAGATTTTAGAGATATATATTGCACTGGTTCGGTCACAGCAACACGAAACAAGGGCGCTATTATCGGCCTTCGTGGCGCTCCGTACTTCCCTAATGACCCGATAGGTGAAGTCATTTATCAATCACCGGCATATTACAACTCAGACACAAACACAGCTCCAAATACCAATGGGGGCGAAGGTAAAACCACTGCTGAATTGCAGCTAGAAGAAACGTATACAGAGGACTGGATGTCGTTTGATTATTACTTTGTGATTGATCTGGACGAAAGCACTTACCCTATTTTGAAGGTATTCTATGACCCGCTTGGGATAGTTATTTCAGCGGTTAAAGGCACGACAGCGCAAGGGCTTGTTTGTGCCTACACGATTGATGGAGTAGCTTATTACCGAAAATTTGACGGTGTATCCTGGGCGGCAGAGGTTGAGGTGGATGACCTGCCTACCGGAGTCGATACCCTGAACACGTTTAAAACCAACGATGATCGTATAGGCTTTGTGACTGACGTTGACGGTGTCATGAGTTGGGCGTTAACCCAGCAGGATAGCTTGACCGTCGAATATACCAAAACACTACCTCCCGGCACTGGCGGCAATCTAATCCAAACTACCGATGATACACCAAAACTATACTTTGTCAACGCTGTGCAGTCACTTTCAAAATCAGACGCAGTTTTTTCTGGTGATTGGTCTGCTCTTGCGTTTGGTGCTGTAACCAACATGGCCTCTGACAACTATATCTCCAAACTGATTGCAAAGCACTTTGACGGTAAAACTTGGCTTGCTTGGCGTTCCAGAGGGCAACATAGGATTTTATCCCAGGACGAGGCAGCTGACGTAGGGGAAACGCTACAGCTAATTAGTGGCAGTATTACACTTCGGCAGGATACTCCGGTTGTGCAAGTTACTTTAGAAATACCGAGTTTTTAGGGCGGGAGGTGATTCGGGATGATTGGTGTTAAATTTAAAGGTACGACTGGCAGTTATATAGATTTTGGTCGATCATCTGACTATAACCTTCAAAATTTCACGTTAGTTTTTGAAATATTTGTTCCAAGTGCAGTATCACCTGAAGGAACTATATTCTTCTGTAATTCTGTGAAATGGGGATTTTCTAACCAGCGTTCTGGTTATTATATGGCGTTAAGTAGCAATAGCGTACCCCAATTTGCATTTCTTACAGCGTCTAATGCCGGTGATGTTGATTATGGTCATTACGCAACGAGTCCAGATAGTATACCTACGGATAGACCTGTTTCCGTGATTGCTACTTTGACGAACGGCAGAAAAGGTCGGATATATGTTGATGGGGTACTAAAAGGTGAATCAATAACAACAACTGAAGCAGTACAATATACTAGCTCAGGTGGGGCAACTGCAATGGGTTTGGTGTGGGAGGAAATTTCTATAAAAAACATGCCATACCCAGGCATTATTGGATATGCAAGGCTATATAACAGGGTTCTTAGTGATGCAGAGATATTACAAGCTAAAAATGGAACTAGGTTAATGGATGGTCTGGTCGCTGAGTGGATGTTAGACGAAGGTAGCGGAACAACTGCTTATGATACTTTTGGTACAAGAGATGGAACAATAGTAAATGCAGATTGGGTGATTTATGAAGAGCCTGTGCCAGATGAAATAATACCCAACTACCCGCCAGCCTCAAAAATACAGTTAAGATTCAAGGCAGGAGACAGCGATCCATTACCGATGGGTATATATTATGTTGACAGGATGCAGTTCGAAGTTGGTCAAGGGAGTGCCAGCGTAGATGCCCGAAACTCAATCGGAAAATATCTCAAAGACCAGACTTTCGATGAGAGAAATATTTACACTCCAACGACGGTACAAGCTTTACTTACTCAAATCCTCACGGGCGCAGGCATAACTAACTACCATGTCGGAGCCGAAACAACCGAGCTAGGCATGGAATTTTCACCAAGTCAGGACATCATGAGCGGCATCAACGACGTTTTAACGACCGTCAGGGACTGGCAGATTCGAGAGGAAATAGCTGACGGTAAAGTAGTTGTGGCAGAGAGAACAGACGCAGCGTTTACGCAACTGGGGAAGTACACATTCTATCGAAGTAAGGACGTTTTTTCAAGGTCAGTTACTAAAGACGATGGGCAAACCTATGGCCGGGTGTGTGTGCATACCTCAGATTTTGCGGTCAAAGTATATAGGCCTGTATCATCGTCGCTTGGCTGGCTACCTCCGGCACAGAAAACACTATACCAACAGGCACCGGATGGCACAACTCCGATGGCAGCGGCGGCTTTAGCCACTGAGATAGCTGAACAACTTAGCAATTCCGGAGAAGTTGAAGAATTCGTTGGCCCTATCAGACCACAACTGATGCCCGGAGATCAGGCCGAGATTATTGACGATGACGGTCCGAGATTGGTGGGCGTTATCACAACGGTCACACATGGCTTTGGCTTGGATGGGTTTTATACCAGTTTTACCGTTGATTCGGGCGGTAAGATTAATAAGCCACAACTATCTGACTATTTAAGGCAGATTTCGGCGGGGACAGTTAAATCTAAGATTACGTCTTAGGTATACAAAAAGTATACAAGTATACCTATGTATACCTCAGTAAAATCAAGGCACGAAAGTATACCTCCAAACGGGGGTTATTTTAATTTAAACAGGAGGTGCAAGATGGAAAATTCTTTTAAAACTTTAGCAGCAGTAAGTGGGGCGGCAGTATCGTTTTTCTTTGGTGGCTGGTCAACGCTGCTTGGGGTGTTGCTGGCCTTTGTGGTCATGGACTACCTATCAGGCATGGTGGCGGCTGCCATCGAAGGAGTGCTGTCAAGCTCCGTAGGACTTCGCGGAATAGCCCGAAAAGTTTTTATTTTCGGCATGGTGGCAGTTGCCCACCTGGTCGATACAGCTATTGCAGACGGCCATGTTTTTCGGGATGCAACGATATTTTTCTACCTGGCTAACGAGCTTTTGAGCATAGTCGAAAATTCCGGCCGCATTGGTCTGCCGGTGCCTGATATTATCAGGCAGGCTGTGGAGATTTTGAAAGGAAAGTCTAAGGAGGTAGGCAAAGATGAAAATAAAACCGTTTAACTGGGGCGACAGAACAAAGCATTTTATCCCGCTGAAAGCTGTCAACTATCTGGTTATACACCATACCGAAAGCCATGACGTACCTGCCACAGAGATCGATAAATGGCACAAAGACGGTAGAGGCTGGCTTGGTATCGGGTACCATTTTTTAATCAGAACTGACGGAAGTATAGAGCAGGGCAGGCCTGAGAACGTTGTCGGGGCGCATACCCTTAATTATAACAGCCAGTCAATTGGTATTTGTTTGACAGGTAAGTTTATGACTAACAAGCCTACGCCTGCACAAATGGATGCGTTGGAGGAATTGTTGACAGCCCTCCGGGGTAGGCACCCACAAGCCAAGATAGTCAGGCACGGGGATTTGCAAGCCACATCTTGTCCAGGTAGTTTATTTCCCTGGCAGGAATTACAGGACAGGCTTAACCGGCCCGATGATGCCGTTAGTGTTATTGCCGGTGGTCAGAAACTTGCCGGTAAGTTGATTGACGGTCAAACATGGATCCCGCTACGGCCAGTTTTAGAGGCTTTGGGACATAAAGTTACCTGGGACGGTGAGACTAGAAAGGTTACGGTGGAATAATATGCCTAAAGCAGAGGAATTAAAAAATCAGAGCGGTGAATTTGGCGGTTATATAATATTTTGCCCAGGGTGCAATACTCACCACTTATTCGATAGCAGATGGAGTTTTAACGGAGATTTTGAAAAACCCACATTTTCACCATCTATGCTGGTAAATAATCATGACCCAAAATCAAGGTGCCACAGTTTTGTTGCGGATGGAAAAATACAGTTTTTGAATGACTGTTTCCACCGCTATGCGGGCAAAACATTGGATCTGGAAGATATAGAATAGTTAAAAATAGCATAACGCGAATTACTTTCATGCCTTCCCTAACCGGAGGGCTTTTTTATTTTGCCCTGCAAGCCGCGTATTTGCTGGGTTTTTAGATTTTCTATTCGGTGAAATATTTCTCTGAAAGGTGTTGACATCCCGAATAAGGGATGCTATAATAAGTTATACCCGAAAACGGGACGGAAAATAAACAGCCGGGAGGGCGAACAAATGAAAATCAACAGAAGCCAGATTATGAAAAGAGCACACGAAATAGCAAAAACTTTGGTTGGCGACTGGTACGCTAGATTAGCTTTAGCCCTCCGCCAGGCTTGGATGGAGGCAAAGACTATCGTGACTAAGGCAATAGAAACTGCAGCTAAAGTAAAATGCGGATTAACCGGAGTAGTAGTAACCGAGTGTTACGAAATCAAGGATACACTTAAAATAGCTGGATTTTATTACTTAGACAAAACCTGGAGAATGGACACACCGCAGGAAATTATTAAAACTAAGGACCAAGAAAAAGGAATGGCTTTCTTAGCTGCAGGACTTAAAAAGGCTATAGCAGCAGGCGCAAAACCGGCAGGCGACCAAGTAACCCAGTACGTTTTAACTCTTATCTAAATAATTAGGATGGCCGGGAGCCAATCCCGGCAGAGGGAGGGTTTTATAGATGCAGTTTATCGTATATGAGGGCGACGTTATACTGTTTGATGGTGTCAATATACCAGATGCAGTTACAGGTTTGTTATACGCATACGGTCAAGACTGGATTGTAGTTGATGCAGCGGACGAGGGTGACGCATTAGATCAGGCAAAACTTTTTGATGCTGGGCAGCATCCGGCAAATACTGAAATGACTTTATTTGCTGCAACGTTTACCAGTATGTATAAAAATAACGAGGCAGCAGCTCTGGCTTGGGCAGGTTGGGAAATCCCACTGGGAAAGTAGTTACCGCCTCCGAAGCTGCAGAGCTTTGGGGGTTTGATGTAAGCACAGTCAAAAGAGCCTGCCTGAATAGCAGATTCCATCCGCACGAAGCCAGGAAGTCAGGAGGTACTTGGTTGGTTACGCTGGCAGGGATGCGGCGGGTGTACGGGGAAAAGCCGGGTGAATAGCCCGGTTGCCTGAAAAGGAAATAAAAATTCCTTCAGGGCGGTTTATAATATAAATAACAGCCGGGGCTAAGAATACTGGCTGGTTACTGCGGACAACGAACCTGCATGGCCGCATAACTTAGCAAACAGAGAATATTAGTCTTCCCCGGTTCACGGCGGCACCCGGACAAAAGCTGCCTACCAGTAAAATAATAAAAGGAGGAATTTTAATGAAATCCAGCCTTGGTAGAGCAATGGAACAAAAGTTTGGCGGAAAAGAACTACTTCGCTATATTCCACCTGTTAGCATTAGGGACTTTAAGCCTAAAAATCCCTATGCGAGAATTGTAAGTCCTGTAATAGTTCATGGTAAGTCATTGGTGAATACCCACTGGATTGCCGAAATCATAGTCAAAGACAAAGATTCCGGTATGGAAAAGTCGGGTGAATTTATTACCACCGCTGATAGTAAGAAGCAAGCAGTATATAACATACTGCATTATTATTACATGTTTCGCGAAGGGGCGAATAGTGGATGGGATCGCTATTGGGAAAGATATCTAGGACAATAATATTTGGCCGCCTCCGGGCGGTTTTTTTTTTTTGCCCAAAACCGGAATATATCAGAACGCTGATGAATAGCTTTTGAGTAACGGAACGCGCAAGCGTGAGTAACGCAAAAAAAAGCAGTAGAGCAACTCCGGCCTTACTGCTTTTTACTGTTTTCGGCGGCTTTTTTGAGGGTTTTATCGGCTATATCTTTGGCGGCTTTGTTGATGTCGTAGCTGTCGCGGTCACAACTGCTTTTCAATTTGTCTATTACGACAAACATTATTATCACCTCTAAAAGTGATTATGCCCGAAACAAAGTAAGCATATACTAAACAATAGGAGGTGGGTATTTTGAGCTTTAAGTGGGTTGGGATATCTGAGGACACGGCAGAAACATTATCAGCTTTGCTCAAAAAAGCCAAAAAGCATAACCCGGAGCTTACTGAAACATCTTTTATTGAGCACATTATTTGTGATTGGTTGGAACCTTATAGGCAGGGGAAAGAGAATTCAAAGCTGACCAAAGGTAAAGTTGTCATTAGAAATAACCTTAAGCAGGCGCTTAAACAGTCCGGTAAAAAGCAAATAGACATAGCTGAGCAGGTTGGTATTAATAGAGCATACCTTGGGCAGTTAATGGCCGGAAAATACGAACCGTCCCTTGCCGTAGCTTACCTAATTGTTAATGCGCTTGGTTATCCACCGGAAAAAATAACAGACATATTTTATCTCGAACCTACTGAGGAATAAATTACCTCTGGTAGGTTTTATTTTTTTTATCATAACGGACAAGCAGTAAAACATAATACTAAAATACAAACTTAAAATGATCGGTTTACTTAACATCTTGAAAGGTGGTTATCGCATGATCATAAAAATCAACGGAACTCCAATAAACTACCGCAAAACAGCGGAAAGACCAGTTAAAAACGAGGCTTTCAACTGGCAGGCCAAAAAAGCTACTGCCATACAGGTAAGGCCTGAATCATCCCCGGTAGCAGTCACCAAGCCAGAGCCAAAAACTGAGACTTTACGCGACAGACTGGCCCGCATCCGTGAGGCCGCCAAACGACATATACTACCGCTGACTACAGGCATAAACCTCTTGGCAACTGCCCCAATATCAGCTGTGACAGGGCAGTACAGTGTAGCAGCAACAACCCAGGCCGTACCAGTGGCCGCAACTACGTATATGGGCATAGCTCCAGCACTACAGCCGGTTATTTCCATGCTTCAGGAGTTAGCTTTACCTGTCGGGATAGGCATGGCTATTTGGGGGCTTATAGAGATTATTATCGGCAATCCAGGAGGCAAAGACAAGATTAAATACGCCATGCTTGGGTATATCGGTGTATTCGTTATCCCGTACTTTTTCTATCAGATTAAAGGGGCGCTCAGTGTTATGCCGCTGGCAATGGCCCTGCTGGGGGTGGCGTAATTGCCTGCTGTTGCTGCTTGGCTTGTCGCTGCTGGGCTTAAAAAAGTCGCTGGCTGGGTTGCTGTCATCGCCGGAGCTGGGACAGCGTTCTACTACTATTCGTTTGAAATCTGCCTGATGGGTGCCATGGTGTCATTGTTTTTCAGTATGTTTGGCTTTTTGCTGGCCCGGAAGGGTGTGTTATTTTCGGTCGCGTTGTATATTGTGGCGCAGGTGCTGGGGAAATCATTATAGGAGGGGTATTGATGTTATTTGACCTTTGTTATTTTGGATTGATATGCGCTTGTTTGGGTGGTTTTGCGGTTGTTATATTCGGGCCTTATGTTAGGAAAATAAAAAACCGCCCTTAGGCGGCTATAAGTAACAATCCCAAGAATCTTTTCCTGTGGTATACATCCATAGGGTTTCCTCTGTTGCTAAAAACCAGCCTTTTGCCCACGGAACAAAATTACAGTAGTCGTTGGAAGGTGTAGATTAAAACGGTGTTTTCCATTATTCTTCCTCCTTTTTATTTTTAGGATTAGGGTGATCCTTCGGTATAACCCAAGTTTTCCCGATTTTCCGGGAAGTGATTTTACCAGCAGCACACAGATTTTTGATTGTGCCGGGAGCGAGGCCCCATAGTTCGGCAGCCTCTTCAACTCCCATGATTTTTTCCAATTCACTCGGCCAAACGTCGTGCTGAATAGCATATTCTGCCTGTTCTACTTTCTCGAAGTAGCCCCAGGTAGTGGGCTTTGGTTCGGTGAGGTGTAACTGCTGACTCCTGCTGACAGTGCAGATGCTTGTAGTTCCGTCCGGCATCTTCTCGGCGTAGAATCTCATTAAATTATCCCTCCTCGTTCCTTTGTGATACTGGGAACGTAGATGTTAACAAGTTCTTGCACACGTTCGGTTGTGATTCTAGAATTTTGAGTGTTAACTGTCAATGTACCGTTGGCGTACTCGGCAGTACACTTTTCGTTCAACATACCGAACTGCTGTAGTTGCTCAGCGTCATCGGCAATAGCTTTTGTCAGCGTTACGTGTCCAGGAACCATTTCGTACTTACCGCGGCGAACCATGCGGCGGTATTCGGTTTCTACTATTGTGCGCTGTTCTGGTGTTAAGGTTATTTTAATCATTGTTTTTGCCTCCCTCCAGGCTTGGCGGAGGGCAAGAGCTAAGCGAGCGTAGTAGTCGCCGATTAAAGTTTTTGCTATTTGATGTGCTCTTTTCATAATTTTGGATTTCATGTTCTCGCCCTCCGTCTATGCGTTATCGCCTTTTCTTATTTATAATTATACACTATGCGTTACCGTATGTCAACACGATTTTAATAAAAAGTAGGTGATTTTATTAAAAAGTTTTTTCAGTCTACAGCACTGGTTCCAAAAGCAAACCTGCCCCAAAATAGAACATCTTGCTATCATCAGCAAAACGATTACATAGACGCGGAATGGTACGAAATGCAGGAAAAGCAAGGCTTTAACGCTAGAGGCTATTATCAGATCGTTGCTCCCGAGCATAAAGCTATCCGCATCCGTCCCGACACATCGGCCCGGAACTGGCACACGGAGGACATAGCTAAATCTATTTCCGATGCTTTTAAAATACCTCTGGATAGGTTTTACTTTGAAGATGGTTGGAAGCTCCGATACAGGCAACCAGACCGGGCAACCTGGGAGATCGATTATACTAAAGACAGTATAGATTTTCTCCTGACAGTGCCGGGAGATCGCGTTGATTCTTGGGTTCGCCGGTTGTCCGGTATATGGGATAAGTCAACTATTAAGATAGATAACGATTACCGGGACACCTTGGAAACCGACAAAACTACTATTATCAAGCTGGTATACCGCAAGCATGATATGTATTCGCTGATGACCGACAGCAAAAACAACCTGCCTTTGCCGTCCCTGCTCCAGGCCGTTAAATCTCTCGAGGTAGGTGACAAGGCCAAAGTATTTGTATTTTTCGACCCTGTAGGCCGCCTTGATTGGAGCGCGACATACCAGGAAGCCTGGGAAATGCTCAGGAACGGCAGGCAGCCGGTAAAAAGGAATGGTGACGCTCGAGCGTATTTTCGTTTAGGCCTAACCTGCACTGGTCAGCTGATGCAGGAGGTTATGACGGGCCTGGGTGACATGATCAAGTCTGACAAACAGGAAAACAGGTACGCGAAAAAAGAGATTGATCCGGAAGCTGGCCTGTTTGCGATAGAAAACTTAACATCGGCCACAAAGCGTAAAGGCGGCATGGGGGCGCTTAGAACTTACATTTGGATAGTGGCGCAGTCAGAGGACAAAGGCCGCAGGGAATCAACTGCCCGCACTCTTGCAGGAGCTTTTGCTGACCTTGCCGGGGATAACGAGCTTGAAGCCAGGGAGATTAAGAACCGCAAAAAGAAAGCTGCAGCTATAAAGGCGATCACGACCAAGCGACTCCCAAAGCTGAAATTTAACCATAGCATTTTAAGCACAGCAGAGGCCGGTAAACTCATTCAGATCCCAGGGCGCGAGTTACAGGAGGATTACCCACAGATCAACGGCATTAAGTTACAGGAGGTAACTTTACCTGCAGAGCTTTTCGGCACCTTCGGCATCCCGCTGGGTAAGGTAACAGACCGGGGTGTTACGCGTGAGGCTAAACTGCCTATCAGCGACCCAGATATTGAGTGTAAAGGAGAGATAAATTATGGCAATATGGGAAGTGGTAAAACGGGGAGGGGAATCACTGTTGCTGTTGCCGCTATTACTTATGGTAGAACCGTTTTTTACTTTGATATGGCAGACGGTGATGCTATTAATCAGGTGAGGGATGCTTTACCCTCCGACATTCCCGATCACAAAATTCTTGACCTAGATTTCGGCAACAAGCACTGGCCAATACCTCTGACCTTGACTGACGTTGCTTTGCGCGGGATGCAGGGGGAAAGTGACGAACTGGCCGCCTTGGACGCTGCAGAGCGGATGACTGACTACATATACACTTTTATCAACCAACTGGCATCTAGTGAGTTTTCAGACCGGATGGAGTATTTTCTTACTCCTGTAGGTAAGGGCGTACTGACGGATCCTAAGTGTGGCCTGCTTGACGTGGTGCTAGCCTTATCCTCTCCCGTCTACCGGGAAGAACTGTTAGCTGACCCTGTTATCCAGTCACAGCCGGAAGTGGTTGACGTGCTCAGGGAGTTACAAGCTAAAGCCGTCAAGGGTAGCGATAAAACACTGGTGCAGCCCATCCTCGATCGGCTGAATTTGCTGGCCGGGAAAAGGACGCTGGCCAATATTTTTTTACAGCAGGAGAAGCTGGGAACGAACGGCAAGCCTATGCTTGATTTTCGTCGGATGATGGACGAAGGTGGTTACTTTGTCGGACTGAGAATACCCAAAGCTGAGCTGGGTAAGGACGGAGTTAACCGAGTAGCTAGTTTTCTGATGGCAAAAATATGGCTTGCTACTCTAAGCCGCCTGGATACGACGCAGAACAAGCGCAGACCGTTCTATACCATCATTGACGAACCACACAACTGCCTTGAAGGTACCGGGCCACTCCTGGACGGTGAGATCGGAGTTGAGGCCCGGAAGTATCGAAACAAGATGGTGTTTTTAGCTCACAGCGCGGAGCAGTTCGGAAAATTTAAGTCAGGGATTTACGCCGGGGGGCCGTTTTTCAACTTTTTTAAGACTGAGTATATTAAGACTTTTACCGACCATGCCGAGAAACTAAACCCACTGGAAGCCCGGAGCCTTTATGAGCAACTACCTAAACGATGGGTTGCTGCTTGTAAAATGGAGCTGCCTGGGACGGATAGCTTACCTGCATTTATATGTCACATGACGCCGCCGCCGAAGCCAGTTAAGGATCGGAGTTATCGGCGGGGTGAATGTTCAAAACAGTTCGGGCGACATTGGAAAGAAGTTACTGAGTATATACAGGAGAAAAGACGGATTACACTGTTGGACGAGGCTTGGAGAGAGGAACGAAAAGAGGAAGCCAAAGCCCAAAAGAAAAATAAAAAGGGGGACTAAGATATGCTTATACAGGTTCCAGCGGCGACAAAGATAGTTGGCTTAATATTTTGCGGTGTTATGGTAATGGCTAATGCGGCTAGTAGTTTTTTGGGTATGTTCTCAGAAAAACCACATATATCAGATTATGGTAGTCACTATGAAATACTGACGCCGCTTAAAAACGGCATGATGATAGTTAATATCAATAAAAATATTGCGTTTTGGGAAGAAGGTTTTGACGAGTGCGAAATTGTTAATAAAAATGGCGAAAGGGTTAAGCAGTGGGTGCTTGGGGAAAATTTAAACAGCTTTTGTAATAAATTGACCAAAGAAGAAAAAAGTATTTATGATAAATATGTAAAATTAGTAGAAAGTAAACAATCATATCAGGAGTTATTAAACGATTGTAAAGATGCAACTTCAAAAGTAGTAATCGAACGATATAACCCTGAATCACCATTGGTTTGCGGTAAATACAGAGATTATAGTTTTATCGGCAAAGTTTATGATAGTCCTAGCGACTCAGGTATTGATGGCGGGAGAATATCAAAGCTTACAATAAGAAATATAAAAGGTGATTTAAAAGCTGATTATGACCGGGGTTGGAGTGTGAAGCCAAAGAAAAAAGACATGGAGGCATATCAGTTAATTAAAGATAGCTTGGAGCATTTTAAATAATTTTAAGTTTAAGTAAAACAGGCTAGGCTCTCCATGATGAAGCCTGGCGGGAGGAACGGCAGGCCCAGGCGAAAGAAGCAAAGAAGAAAAAGCAGTAAACTATTGACAACTAATATAAACTGCTGTAGTATAATTATAAAAACTACAGGTGGTTATAGCTTGGATAATCTCGATAAGATATACACAACAGAACAGGTTACGGAATACCTTCAATTACCCAAGGAAACGGTATGGAAACTAATTAGGACTGGAAAACTGCCAGCGCTTAAGATAGGTAGGCACTACAGGATATACGAAAAAGATTTAAAAAAGTTTCTTGAACAGGCCGCTAAATAGGCGGCTTTTTATTTTAAAAATAAACTAATAAAAACTATTGTATAATAAGATATGGGCAAAATACAGAGAGGGGATAAAATAATGAGATTATGGCACGAAAAACTCATACCTATACTTCCCGATGCTCAGTTACTTGGTCAGCATCGGGAATGTGCAGCTTTACGTGGTAACGGTTGGGGCAAAAAACATAGCATTGTTGATTATGTTTTCACACATAGTTATGCCATGTTATTTTCATACCATGTGAAAGTCATGGAGGAAATGATTCGGCGCGGTTTTAAGGTATCATACGAATGGACTGTTTCACAATATCGGGGTAAAAATTGTCCGGTGGCCGATTATGAGTTCTATATGAACAATCATAGTTATGCCGACAATCGAGAATGTGTATACCCTGAGCATAATGATGATTATTTACAAGAATGTTTAGATAATCTTAAGGGTAAGGGTATTGTTATTGAGAATGGGGTTAACCGATTGACAAGTAAATTGTAGGGGGTTTGGAATATGATAAATACTGAAGTTAATTTTAACGCATTAATTGGAAAAACATTAACCGAAATAGAGGTAAATGCTGGTAAGGATAATATAACCTTTAGTTGTGACGACGGAACTATATTTAATATGTTCCATGAGCAAGATTGTTGCGAAAATGTTACTGTCGATGATATTTGTGGCGCATTGGTAGATATATTGGGATCGCCCATTATAATGGCAGACGAATCTACTAGCTATGAAAATCCCAAAAGTGATTACGACAATAGTTTCACATGGACATTTTACAAACTTGCAACAATTAAGGGCTACGTAACGATAAAGTGATATGGGGAATCTAACGGTTATTATTCTGAGGATGTAAGTTTTTTCGAGAGTAATGAAGAATAAATTACTTACTAAATAACTTCCTCCACCACGGCAACTTCTTCTTTTGCCGCCATGATTCTATAAATTCGTCAACACGCGAAACATGACTGATAAGGTGCTCAACTTTTTTATGGAGTTGAGCATTTTCTGTTTTTAGCTCCTGGTTTTCGGCCCGGATATGATTCAGAGCTTCTGTAAAATCTTTTATAACTAAAGTGTAGTTATTTAATTCATCCCTGGTAACGAAATTTTCTACAACGGAAGGGATGTATTCTGACACTTCTATAGATTCTACTTCCGATCCCTCTAGGTTCGGAACTTCTTGTACTTCCGGAACTTCTTCTGGAATAGGGGCCCGGAACTTCTTCTCCAAACTATTCTTAACTTCAATAACACTATCATAGCTAATTTTCCAATAGTCTCCGGCAGGCCCTGGAACCTTCCATGCTAAGAGTTTACCAGTATCGCACCATTTATATATTGTCTTTGTGGACTTACCTATAATGTTATGTGCCTCTGAAACTGTTATGGTTTTTATGTTGTCTATATCAGTTTTCAAGTTATCCACAGCCTCACTTCCAGTCTGGAACTTCTTAGCTTCCGTTCCGGAACTTCCAACGCTTAGATCGGAAGTTCCAAACCTGTCTTTGTAGGTATGTATTGTCTCCGTTATCCCTAAAAGATAAGATCTTAAAGAATTAATATAATAACCACCATTATTAAGATTATTATTAGGTTTGGAACTTCCGGAACCCACTTCCAAACCTTCCAGAATAGAACTTCCGGAACTTCTTAACCCACCATAATTTAATTTCTTAGCCGCCAACATTTTAAATTTCCCCTCCGCTCTAAAATTTTCAATAAAATTCTAAGCGGTAAGGAGTTGACATTCTGGCCTGCATAATCTAAAATAATAAACAGCAAAGCAGGCAGGGGCAAAGCCTCCGCTTTAGGTAAAAGGGACCCAAACTTTGGTCGGTGGGGGTTCCTTTCGGCATTTATTTGACAATAATTTTAGCATTACCCGGCTAAAAATACAACGTAATTTATTAAACCCGGCACAGGTGGCCGGGTTTTTGTGATCTATGAGTTAACCGCTTTTTTCTCTTTAGTATCGGTAAAGATTCCTTTTTTGGTCACTACGTAATCCGCCAATCCCTTTAAGTCAACTTCATTGTTGTTTTTCAAGCGGCAGCCCCCTTTAAATATATTTAATAATATATACGTTAAAGGGTTAAGTTTTTCCTGCCCATAATTCAAAAAAATCGTACAAATGTTTGCCTATTAATTTACGACACATAGTTTTAATTTTCGACATTTGTTTATGATTATGAATTTTCTAGTATAGCTTTTATTAAATAATCCAGCTGCTTAGGCGTTAGCCCTTTTCGGGCGGCTTCGCTGGTTAGTTTTATAAAAGGTACGTTATTTTCATCAACCACGAATGCTTTTTCTTCATCTGAAAGATGTTGTAGTATTTCTACTGGGCCGATAACGTTACCATCAATAAAGTAATCCACCCTAACACCTAATACCTTCGCCAACTTTTTTAATGTCTCAGTGGACGCTCCGCTTCGCTTGCCGCTTATTAATTCCGATATAATGGATTTACTTACGCCGCTTTCATTTGCCAGCTCTACAGCCTTTCTATTTCTTATTATTAGCATATCGTTTATTTTTTCGCCTAAAGACTTCAAAATATAATCACCTCCACATAATAAATTCTACATTGCGAACTAATTGCCTTTAAAACTTATGCGAACTTTTTTGTAAATATGCTTGACAGGTTCGCAAAAACGAACTATAATATCAAACATGGCAAGCAAAGAGCAGAGATAGCTCATTTATTTTTATGAAAGTAGTTCGCAAATTAGAACTATTATAACCGAAGTGATAAAAAATTATGAGGAGGTGAACTGAAATTGATTGGGGATAAAGTTCGTTTTTACAGGACCAGCAAGGATCTTACATTGGCAGAACTTGCCCAGTTGTCGGGATTAGGCAAAGGTCATATCTCGGATATCGAGAACGACAAGCGTAAAAATATCGGTATTGAAACAGTATTAAAATTAGCCGATGCGCTTGGGGTTAATATTCAAGATTTGGCCGGAGATGCGACGGTTGGAGAGCTTGAAAAATACGCTTAACATGGGTGTGACATCATGGATCAACGGCAAATTATAAGCAATATTAAACTGATTTTAAAAGAAAAAAGATTAACACAAAAACAGTTTGCCGAATCGCTGGAAGTTTCAACTTCGCATGTTTCAAATATTTTAAGCGGCCGGGTAAGAATTAGTTTACCGCTACTGCTTAGGATAACCGGAGTGCTGGGAATTAGACTTATAGATTTAACAAAAATCTGAAAAAGCATTGGTGATGCGGATGGGAGAGATCAGGGACAAGAAAATAGCCGAGATGGTTAGAAATGGTTTAAGTGTGGAAGACGTAGCTGTATTGTATGGGTTATCTGCCGTGACTGTACGTAAAATCTGTAAAAAGTATGAACCGGAAGACCTGCAAGCTGTTAACGCTCCTATCAAATACGAGAAACGGATGGGCAGGCAAAAGCCGATTAAGGACTACGGTGTTATCCAGTGTCCCGGTTGTGGCGGATGGATCAAACCTACATCCGGCACACAGATACGGTGCAAGCAATGTGCTAAGAAGATAAGGAGGGCAAGGTATGAAGCAAAGAAAAACGCGAGTACAAAAGACAGAAAGCGAGCTTAGACAAGCTAAAAAGACTATATCCGATTTGGAAAAATGTATAGCTGCCCTGTCTGAGAGGATTGAACATGTCCACAGTAAGAGCGAGGGTAGAGACGTCAAGCTGCACAACCATGTCATAGCTACCAGAGGTGATGTAGATGATTTAAGGAAGGAAATTGTATTAGATTTAAACGCTTTGAAGGATACAGGTGACGCTATGACCGATATAACGGCCGCACACTTTGACAGAATTGTGAGGTTGGAGGGTAAAGCCACTAATTCTGCAAGGGACTTATATTGGACTAACGAAAGGATCAGCGATATTAGTAAAAGGGTTCAAATAATGGAACAAGGTTTTTGGTGCCGGTTGATTAGCAGGTTGTTAGGAAAGAAGGTCAGACATGCCGCTTTATAAATATCCCAGGATTAAATTTGCTGATACCAACACGATAGAGCAGCAGTTAGAACACATAAGGTCAGAGATCGTTGAGGCTATACAAGCTTTTAACAGGGATAAGCTGGGCGACATGGACATTGAGCTGCATGACATCTGTCAGAGTGTTGAGACAGCAAAGCACATACTTGAGGAAAAACACGATATAACGTGCGGTCATAAACCTTTAAGCGCCATGCAAAATGCTACATTCGACGGTCACTTAAACCACATAACGCTACTGGCAATGGAAGCTGTTATGTGGGGTGAAGAAGGTATTTTACAGGCAGTGTGCATCGAATTGAGCCGGATTACTTTTATAGTTGAAGCACTCCATCGCATTAGGGCTGGGGGATCAAGGATTAGCACAGAGGAAGGTAAGAAAGCTATGATACAAAAAAATTATATTAGGGGGTATTACGAAAGTTGAAAATTATTAAACCGTTTGTAGTTATTCCGGTAGGGGAGTTAGACCCGAAGAAGGTACAAGCTGTCGAGCGTTATGGTCGTATTTGCTATAAGTCAGAGGACTTGATTACCGCTGATAGTGCTGAAAAGTTTGTTGCTGGAATTATTAAATCAGGTCACGAATCAGTTATTGAGCATGAAAAAGCCACTGTGGTTATCACTTGTGACAGAGGCGTTACGCATGAGATTGTCAGGCATCGGATAGGTAGTTACAGTCAAGAGTCTACCCGTTATTGCAACTACGGCAAGGAAAAGTTTGGGCAAGAGATTACCGTTATCGAACCTTACTTTTACGATAATTCTGTGCTGTATCGAGATTGGTATGATGCTTGTATCGCTACAGAAGCGTATTACATGTCACTATTAGAACTGGGTAACACACCACAAGAGGCAAGGTCAGTCCTACCGAACAGTCTTAAAACTGAGATTGTTGTAACATTCAACATGCGGGAGTGGAGGCACTTTTTTAAATTAAGATGCTCAGCAAAGGCGCATCCGCAAATGAAACAAGTCGCCATACCGCTTTTGCTAAAATTCCAGGAGTGCTTGCCTGCTTTGTTTGCTGATGTGGATTATGACAGAAGTTTTCCGGCAGAACACTACGCGGAGATCAAGGAGGGCAACTATTGGGTATACGAGAGATTAGAAAGTTAGGCAAAGAATTTTGTGAGACAGAAGGATCACAGCACTATAAAGATGGTGGTGTTGAACCGATTGACCTGATTATTAGCAAAGGTTTAGGTAAGGACTTTTGCATAGCTAACATAATCAAATATGCTACCCGTTTTAAAAATACAGGTAACCTTGAAGACGTTAAAAAAGCAGTTGATTATGGCCACATTTTAGCTGGTATTGAGTTGGACAAGCTACAAACTGCCCGAGGTAAGGTAGACAGCGCTATACGGGGTTGTAGGTCCTGCAAGTATTGGCACATGGCTCAAGAAGCTTCAGGAGGATGCTTGCATTGTGGCAGCAGCAATAATTTTGAGAAATGGGAACCTAAAACTTAAGGTTTGGAAGCTAAACAATAGGAGGTGCTGAATTTGGCAGACTCTGAAAGTGCTTGGCAAAAGTTTGTTAGGAAAACAAAAGTTAAAATACAAGAGAAGTGCGGCACTTGCACAAGTGGCAGAAATACACCTGCAGGCGTTATGTGTGTAGAAAATCCTGTTATATCGTATGATTGTAAGCACTGTAAATTTCAGTATCACGAGGCGAAAACGCATGAGTAAAAGATACCTTAACAGAGATGAGAAGAACCAAACGTTAACACTGGCGGCGTTTATAGCTTTTATGTCAGAACGGGCAGAGGAGAGCGCAAAACTTGGAAGGTCAAAAGACCTGGTGAAGTTTTTGCGAACATCTAAAACGTATGCTGACAAGGCTCTGGCGCTAATTATGTTACCGCTGGATGCTGACGAGAAGGACAAGCTGATAGCTGAAATACCGAAAATGTCAGTTGTCACGAAGTACAAACGTGAAGCACTCAGGGAATTTGAAGAAGCTAAAAAGATTGACAGCGTTACTCCGGTTAGTACAGAGGATTTTTTGGATATCGTTGACCATGCGCTTAGTGGGTTATGTGTGAAGTGTAAGCTGACAGGCGAGGATGCTGATACCTGCCGACTGAAAAAGTTGTTTATAAATTACGATATCGAACCATTTGACTTGAACGCTCCGGAAGGGAAATGTCCTTATCAATACACCTAAGAGGTGAGATATGAACAAACTGCAAGGATTTAAAACTTTAAGAGAATTAGGCATACCTGCTGCACCTTGGAAATTTATGACCGCTGATACAGAGTTGAACAATGGTTTATTGTGGACTGTTAGAACAGCGGTTGAAGTAGGCGACGATTATAACCTACCCAGGGCAATAGGGGTAACTGCTGAGGTAGCAAAACAGAAATATCTTGAATTTAGCAAGCAAGGTTTGAAAGTTATCTACTACCCTTATTTCAAGGCTTTAACTAGCGGTGTAATAGATATTTCAGCAGAACGCATAGTTATCGAAGGTGTTTATAGCGACTTGTGGAAGCTTGTTACAGAGGATAGACCAGACTTTAGGGTTATGTATGCTCGATGTTACTTTTATAACTGTAACGTCCCTACTGATGGATTTATAAGACTTTTAGGCTATGCCAAACAGGTTGCCGCTAAAATGAAAGGTTTTCTCGAAATGGGCAAGCACGTTTACATTGAATGGTCACTTGCCATGAGCGTTAATTTTCTAAATATGTCGCAGGGAAAACCTTATTATGTGTTTTACGAGTGCAGAGTCATTGATTAGGAGGGGTTTTATGTCCAATATTCTGGTAACTAAAACGTGTCCTGTATGCGGGAATACGTTTGTACCGCGTAACAACAGGCATACTTACTGTAAAACCAGTTGCCGTAAAAGTAACAACCGGACTAAACATCTTGGTAGTGGTGTTACAGTCAGAGGTAATCAAGTTACTGTAAAAGGCGCGGTAAACGTAACACTGTTTACATTAGGATTATAGATTAGGAGGGGTTTTATGTGGAAAGGTGGGGTTATTATCAAATAGGCTTTAATTACGGATTTCTTGGGATGGCAAGGAAGTTACCAGATAATCTGACAGACCAGCAACAATACAGGAAAGGTTATCAGGACGGCACAGCAAGAGCAAGACAGAAACAACCGCTTGTTAAGATGCTACATGCTGTGTTGAGGGGTAATAAAACTTTGGAGGTGTGAGTAATAAGGTTTATATTAGTCAGTCCTTGCGGATTTGTGCAAATTGAGGACATACGCAATAAAGAAATGATGCAAAAGTATATCGGTTATGCGGAAGATGGCAAAAAGACAATTAACTCAATTGCAGGTGGGTATCTCAGATCTGTATGCGAAGATTGCAAATACAAGACACTAGAAAAACCATTAGCAGGGCACACGATAACTAATCAGTGTGAAGCTCTCGTAGTCAAAAACAACGGTAGCATACCGATTGACTGGATATCTGCTATTACTAAAGATGCGGAGGTGTAAGAGTTTATGGCGAATGCTTCAATGGTTGTAGGGAACGGGGTTAGTAGACACTCTTATCTTAGAAGTTTAGCGAATAGTTTACCTTTTATCGGTGGTGTGGATTTAGCTACCAAACCCGATAAAACAGCAGTAACGAAAAAGTTAAAGAAATCGGTGCATAATCACCCAAGGACGGCAGACGGTAAAAAGGTAGTTAGCTTGTCCGAGCGCAAAAAGGCGAAGCGGAAAATGGCCCGGAAGTCGAAACAGAGGAATTGTAAGTATGCCAGTTAGTCAAATACCGTTTTCTCTCACTTCTCAGTTTACCCGTTGACGCGGGTTGTCGAAATCGGATATTGAGTTGATCAAACAATAGATAACTACCCTCTGTCGGGAGGATATCCGTAGAAGTTCCGGAGATACGCCGGGCGCCATATGTAAATAGACGTAAAACTGAACATGGTTAGGGTTGGTTGTAGTTAGTTAGCTACAATATGTCAATACGGTTCCCATACCCACATAGCTGATTAATTCGGTTATGGTGGCGCGGGTGTGTGAGAGAAGTTGTAAGTCTTAGTTTAGGTAAAGACAGCTCAGCATTAGCAGTTTATCTAAAAGAAAAGTACCCAGCAAGAAAGTTTGAATTTGTTTTTGTTGATAACGGGGCAGAGTTGCCCGAAGCTTACGCGTACCTACCAAAACTGGAAAGCGTAATATGTAAAATAACCGTTCTGCATAGTGACTTTGAGAGTATTTTGAGCAAGTGGGGTAACTTCTTACCAGGTGCAAATGCTCGGTGGTGTACCAGGAAAACAAAGATTGAACCGCTCAGTAAGTACATTGGTAAGGATAAGGTTTTGATGTATGTCGGGTTGACTGCTGATGAATCTAAATCTAGTAGGGGTTGGAAATGGCCCGCCAATGTAGAGACAAGCTATATTTTTCAAGATGAAGGTATCGTAAAGGCTGATGTAGTTAGAATCTTGGAGTTAGCAGGCATAGGACTTCCCGATTTTTACGAATGGCGATCCAGATCCGGTTGCTACTGTTGTCCTTTCCAAAAGCGTATCAAGTGGGTGGAATTGTTAGAGAGACATCCGGGATTGTTTTGGAAAGCAGCAAGTTTTGAAAATGAAAAGTATACATGGATCAAGGGTTTACCGCTTTATGAGTTAGCTTTGAAGAAAGATGCAATCAGGAAAAGATTTAGTAAAAAGGTGAAAAAGTATGCTTAAAAGACTTATCGAAGTACAAAATTTATTACAGCACCAGTGGGAACTGCTTGATCAAAGTAAACTGCCTGTTGATGTAAAAGCTATGCTGGACAAGGATAACATAGCAGCGACAATGATTATCAGGCAGTTAGTTGACGATGTGGAAACTAAACTAGCAATGGCGGGATGGACAAAAGGTAAGGGTAAAGTCAAGTATGCCGACAACGGAGAAGTAGAGCTTACAGTTTACAGACATCCCGATTTTAAAGGGTTAATGATTCATCGGGATTTAGGGAAAACGTGCTATACAGTTTCGCACGAGAAGAGCGGTTGGCGTCTAGTTCCTAAAGAATTTAAGTCCATGCGGGCAGTCGTAAAAGCTGTAACAAAGCATATGGCACTGATTGATTGGGATAGAGACGGTGACGAATTATTGCAGGATAACGCGGCTTTTAACGCCTATAGAGCATTAAAAGATGCTTAATAGTTTAACGCAAAATATCAAATTAAGGAGGTGATTAAGATAACTTTATCGGATTTAATCCAACTAAACAATACACTGGAAGGTGCAAAAGCTGACTTGGAAATGTCGCTGCGGGGCATCCGTGGTCAGATTGGCGCGAAAGAATCGACAAGGATAAAAGACCATCCGTTAAAATCCTGTTTGCCGAACTTACCGCGACTGAGCAGAATATCGAAAAGCTCAATAGCGCATCGATAGTTGTGGGTTGGGAAAGTAGAACCTTTGTAGAAAGTTTAATGGATAAGGAGGAGATCATCTAAATGCCAAATACCATTAATGTTCTGGAGCTTGCAAAAGGGGCTATCCAGGAACAAATCACTAACGAACTGGGCAGGGTTTTAAACAACTTAGCGGATCCGAACACGGATTTTAAAACTAAGCGGAAGTTAACTGTAACATTGGAATTTGTTGTAGACGAAAACAGAGAATCGGTAGCATGTTCAGGGCAGGCAAAAGCTACTCTGGCACCGGTTAAACCGATTCTGACAAGGTTAAACTTGGACACTGACCGCAAGGGTAACGCTGTAGCTGTGGAGTATGTCAAGCCTGAGAGCGACAGTGGAACAGCGGAAGTATATCAGTTAAGGAGCGTGAATTAATGTCTAAATTTGAAGGTGTTGACGAAGTACCGAAAGTTTTTACTCCCGAACAAGTAGGCTATTTAGATGCCTTAATTGTGCATCACGTGACATACTTGGATAGTCAACTGGCTAATATTATCGACGCTTGTAATCTACCTAGCAAACAGCGAAAAGCTGTAAGGTCTTTAATGCAGGATGCTCTTATTGATTATAACCGTGATTTTAAGGAAGATATCGAGTTGGTAACTGCCGAGGAAGAAGGTACTGAAGCACCTGAGATTGTTACCCATGTTGACGCTGTTTGTCCGTATTGTAGTGAGCATTTTAACAGTATGGCTATACTCTGTGAGGATGAAAAGCAGCAAGGCGTAGAAGTTAAGAGTCTTTTAACCGAGACTTGCCCGCATTGTGACAAGGAAATGAAAGTCATCCATCAGTCAGCGGAACTTTGTGTACAACAATCTTTTGAAAAAATTGAAGAAGGAGTGAATTAATTTGAGTTTAACCGCCGATGCAATTGAAAAGATTTTAGAACTGGCACCGATGGAGCAGGTACTTTTGAATGGTGTACTGTATCAGAGCAAAAAGCTTTACAGGACAATAGAACCTAAACCGGAAGTGTTTAAGACTCAGACACTTGCCAGCCTGGTAGAGCTTATCAACAAAGAGCACAATCACGGCAGACTGCATGACCTGATCATCCATGTGTCAGATCCTACTGTAGTTGATGTCTACAGCGTACTGAGGGAGGACCTGGGCAGGTTCCATATCTACAAAGCTGTGGCAGAGTTACCACAGCAAATGTTTGGGCAGTATCAGGATTTAGAAAAAATGGTTATCGGGTTAAAATCAACTTTTGTTCAGTCAGAGTCAAGGGATGCACTTGTAACATTGTTAGGGAATATCACGGAGGAAGCGGTTAAAACCAGTGTTGATGATGGTATTAGTCAGACAGTCACCGCTAAGACAGGCATAGCTACTGTTAGCAAAGTGCCGGTTAATCCGATTCAGTTGTTAGCACCTTACAGAACTTTCGTTGAAGTCGAACAGCCTGGGAGTGAGTTCTTGCTAAGGTTGCAGAACGGGCCGAGAGCAGCAATTTTTGAAGCTGACGGTGGCGCTTGGAAAATGGTTGCCAGGGCAAATATAAAAGCCTATTTTGAGGACAAGCTTGCTGACCTGATCAGCTTGGGCAGCGTCGTAGTAACTGAATAAATGATATATCCGAATCTAGCGTGTTGCTGTCAAAGCATACATCCCGGTTGTAAAAGAATTATTCAAGATTTAGAAAACGGTAGGTTATTAAGAAGTTGTAACACTTGCAAAAGGCGGTTTTTAAGTGGCGGTTGCATGATGCGAGATGACTTACAAAAACGTTGCCTTGCAGAAAAATACTGCTTCTGGAATGACGAACCTGTAAGCTATGAAAGTGAGTATTGCAGGCGTAAACGATTAGGTCATAATTACTATGAATTGGTTAGATAAATAGTCAACTGATTTACAGGACTAAACTAAGGAGGTGCAAAGCTTATGTAGTCGCTAATGATTTACCTTACCTACTTATAACCATACAGAAATTAAAAAGTGCGCCTCAGTCCGTTGTCGCGGTTAGAGGCGCCAACAAAAAAAATACCCACATTAATTATAACGGAGGTTTTACATTTTGGATATTAATTTAAACGTGAGCATAAATGCGCCGGAACTGTGCGCTTCAATAAATAATCTTGCTACTGCCTTGTTAATGCAGAAAACCACTGCTGTTACTGGTGTTACCGATATCCCTGTTGACAAATCCAATTTTACTTTTGACTTGAATGACGCGGTTGTTGCGAAACGCTTACAGGAAGAAAAGAACGCTGCTACCGATAAACCGGAGCAAGTTGACGCTACTGTTCAGGATGCTGCTACCACTACTGATACAGCGGATAAGGTTGAAACTGCTACCGAAACTACAGAAACTGCTGCTACCGCTGATAATAAACCCGCTACCGAGGAACCGCCGAAAGAGGAAGTACAGAAGGTTGAACTTGAAGTCATCCGCGGCATCCTCAAAGGGAAGGTCGAAGCTGGTAAAAAGGATAAAGTAGCCGCTTTCCTTGCCTCCTACGATGTCAAAAAGTTAACCGACATTCCCGCTGATAAATTCACCACTGAAATGCAGGCGAAAGCTGAGGCGATATAGTTGGGAGATCATGCGAAACTTTCCCCTTCGGGGGCCAGTCGCTGGATGAAATGCACTCCTTCTGCAATGCTGGAACAGAGCTTCCCGCGTGAGTCTAGCAACTACGCTGAGGAAGGCACACATGCGCACAAACTAGCTGACTTGATACTTAGCAAGCAGCTAGTCGGAAACATTAAACCGGCGCTATTTAAGAAGAAGCTTGCCGAACTACATGCAAATGCTTTTTACAACGCCGAGATGGAAGAATCAGTCGGGCTATACACCACTCAAGTTACTGAAAAATATATGGCGCTTAAAAAGGATTGTCCTGACACTCTGGTACTGTTGGAGCAGAAGCTTGATTTCTCTCCGTGGGTGCCTGGTGGATTTGGCACAGGTGACGTTGTACTTGTAGCAGACGGGATATTAGAAGTCATTGATCTTAAGTATGGTAAAGGGGTGCCGGTATCAGCAGAGGGTAACCCGCAAATGCGTTTATACGGGCTAGGGGCTATCAATGCTTACGAAATGCTGTATGGGTTTAATATAATCCGAATGACTATCATGCAACCTCGCTTGGATAGTTTATCTACTGAGGAAATGACCGTAACAGATTTATTAGCATGGGCAGATGCCGAGGTAGTACCGAAAGCTAAAATGGCAGACAAGGGCGAAGGTGAATTTTGTGCAGGTAAGCATTGTCAGTTTTGCAAGGCACGAAATACCTGCAGGGCCAGGGCAGAGTACAATTTGGAGCTAGTCAAGTACGATTTCAAAAGTCCGGCTTTGTTGGATGGAGCTGAAATAGCGGATATTCTGGGCAGGTTAGAAGAACTGACAAGCTGGGCAGGCCATATCCAGTCATATGCTTTGGATCAAGCAGTTAATCACGGTGTAAAGTGGCCCGGATGGAAGCTTGTCGAGGGCAGAAGTAACAGGAAATACACTGATGCTGACAAGGTAGCTAATTTGCTACTTGATGCAGAGTACAAAGAGGAACAAATATATGCACCGCGATCCGTGCTTGGTATAACTGCCTTGGAAAAAGAAATCGGTAAAAAGAACTTTAGCGCTTTGCTAGGTGACTTTATTATTAAACCTGCAGGCAAGCCTACTTTGGCACCGGAGAGCGACAGAAGGCCGGAAATACAGTCACTTGATGCAGCAAAGTCTGATTTTGATGGGTTGGAATAATGGGCGATATAGCAGATTACTATGTTGACAGACAGACGGCAGGCAAAATATCCTGCGGAAATTATAAATCGAAGGAGACTAAAAAATATATGGCAGTAGATAAAAAGGATACTAAAATCGTTATTGGTCCGCTTAGATTAAGTTATCCTAAATTATTTGTACCTGAAGCAAATGACAAGGGAGTTTTGAAATACAGCGCTGCTTTCCTTGTACCTAAGTCCGATACTAAGACAATTGCCGCTATAAACGCCGCTGTGGAGGCTGCAAAAGTAGTAGGTTTGACCACTAAATGGAACAATAAAATACCACCTAACCTTAAAATGCCTCTGAGAGACGGAGATGTAGAAAAGGATGCGCCGGAGTATGCGGGTCATATGTTCTTTAATGCAAACAGCAACAACAAGCCTATCGTCCTGGACAGGGCTAAAAATAAGCTTGATGAGGATAAGTTTGGTGAGATTATTTATGCCGGCTGTTACGTATACGCCAGCTTTAACGCCTTTGCTTTTGACGAAAAAGGTAACCGGGGCCTATCGTTAGGACTGCAGGGCGTTATGAAGTGGAAAGATGGGGAGCGTTTGGCCGGTGGTGGATCAGTGGCAGACTTTGACGGTATCGAAGCTGAACCTGACGGGGATGATATGGGTTTATAAGCTAATTAGTTAATTAATTATCGGGCGGGTAGCGGTTTTGTTACCCGCCTTCGATGGAAGGTAAGACGATGTGGGGTATCTATAACATCTTTAAAAAAGAATTTCAATTCGGTATACGTGAACCATCCGAGCGTAAAGCACTTGAAAAACTATTTAATAGAATAGGTAAAGATGCTTACAAATGGCGTTTTGAGGCGAAAGAATACCCAAAGACTAAAACAGTACACTGCCGGAGAAAGTATGACGTTTACATCGGCAGGCCATCCAAGTGGGGCAATCCTTTCTTTATTGGCGAGGACGGATCAAGGAAAGATGTTATTGACAAGTATGAAAAATACATCTTGTCAAGGCTGGATTTGCTAGCTGATTTGCACGAGTTGAGAGGAAAGACGCTTGGATGCTGGTGTAAACCTAAACTTTGTCACGGTGATGTTTTAGCTAAATTAGCTAATAGTTTGGAGGTTGATAATTTGAATGGTTTGACAGAATGGTTTGGTAAAGGCTGTAGATATCAGACTTCTTCTTATCCAAATGCTTTGATTTGTACGCACGGCGATAACTATTACCCTGGAGTTAATTGTAACGGGGACGCATGTCCTTTGAAGATGCCAATCAAGAAAATAGTACAGGTCACTTTTGCAGGCAACAACGAAGTCCGTTATGACTTCTTTACCGACTTGGATCTAAATGTCGGGGAGGATGTTGTTTGCCACACAGTCAGAGGTTTTGGTATTGGTAGGGTTGTCGGACATGTTGACACTAGCACAAAAGCTAGAGATTGGATTGTTCAGAGGGTGGATGTGGAGAGGTACAAAGTACTTGTTGAGCGTGACCGGCAGGCGCGGGAAATTGATGGTATGTTGGGGTGATAAATTTGTTTGGTGATGGGTGCGATTCGAGAGTAAAAATTAATGGTGTGTACTTCTGCAAGAAAGGCTTTTTTCATACCACTTGCACACCTGAAACCTGTACTAAAAAAGATTATGTTATTGCCGAGGGATTAATAGGCAAGGTGTTTCAGCAATTTAAAGGCGGCGTTTACTTAGTTTTAAGCGTTACACCCGCCAATATCGTTAAGTATATGCGACTGTCTGATAAAGAAATATTTGATAGACCGCTTAGCGAATTTATAGGTGGCAAACTTCTACCAACTGGCGAAACTGAGCGGTTTAGATTGTTAGAAGGTTACAGCTTCACAGATGGCGCGCTGAATGAGCGAGAGCGGATATTGGATTTGATTGACCGTGAGATTGAATATTTAGAGTATCACGCTTACTCAGATAAGACCTTCGGTTTATACAGAGCGAAAGAAATCATTGAAAAATTGGTTGGTGATTAAATTTGACATCCACAGAGATAATTGGACTGAAAAACTCTGATATTATCAATGCTGCTGAAGCAAGAATGCTGCTCAGTTTAGATGAACTTTTAGAAAAAGCTAAAAATGATAGCAATAAAACGGTTTGCCCTGATTGTAAAAAACCTATGACTAAAGAACGTATCGAGAAAGGCCCGAACTTAAACTTAAGTTATAGGTTTGTATGGGTGTGTGGCTGTACAGTTAATTATAAATAGATTAAATAGTTATCGTCGATATAGGTTTGGGCACATCTGATGGTTGTGGTACGAATCACTATAAAATCTATAGTAAGTTGAGGTGGTCTCATATCTCGCCGGATGCTAAAGCCAGACGAAGGAGAAATAAAAAATTATCACGTACATTAAATACCACGTCAGTATTTAAATGCCCTGGGTGCTTTTATTTATTTCCTTTCGGTAAGAAAGAAAGGCACACTAAAACTTTTAGCTGTACTAGATGTGGATCTTTGTTAGATATTGGGGAAATTACAATATACGACATCATCGATAAAAAACCGTATAGCAAAAAAGACACTAATAAAATAATAACATTATTTGCCGCAAACGAATGTAGCGGATCTTTATGCAGCGGGATATATTTTGGGAGATTTGAGCTGAGACAACGCTTACCAGGTTCCTATGGTTGTAATACGAGGTGATTAAATGACTATTCTCAGTATAGACTTGGAAACATTTAGTGATGTTGATATAAAAACGTGCGGCGCTTACAAATATGTAGCGTCGCCGGATTTTGAAATATTATTGTTCGGGTATGCGTTCGATGATAACCCTGTTACTGTCGTAGATTTGGCAAACGGTGAATTTATACCTTTGGAAGTTGAAAACTATCTTTGGCACTACACAGCCACTAAAACAGCTTATAATGCAAATTTTGAAAGACTTTGTATCGATAGACACCTTAATAAATACTCTGACGAGAAACTACCTATTGGCCAGTGGAAATGTACTGCAGTTCATGCCTTAACGCTTGGATTGCCTGGAAACCTGGATGCTGTGGCAAAAGTGTTAGGCATGGAGCAGCAAAAAGATACGTCAGGCAAGGCGCTGATTCGCTACTTCTGCCAACCGTGCAAGCCTACCAAAGCCAACGGGATGCGTACAAGGAACCTGCCGGAACATGCACCTGAGAAGTGGGAACAGTTTAAAGAATACTGCAGGCAGGACGTTGTTGTAGAGCGGGATATCAGAAAAAGGCTTGAAAAGTATCCCGTCCCTGCTGCAGAACATAAACTCTGGTGCCTTGACCAAAAGATTAACGATACCGGGATTCGTATTGATACCCAGCTTGTCAATAACGCTATAGCTTGTGACTTGGAATTCCAGCAGCGGAAAACTGAAGAAGCAAAAAAGCTGACGGGCCTACAAAATCCTAACAGTGTTGCACAGCTTAAAGATTGGATTTTCAGCGAGGATTGGACGGATGTTGATAGTCTTAATAAAGAAACTGTGGCGGAACTGATTAAGACTACTAAGAACGAAACTGTTAAAAAAATGCTTGAACTAAGGCAAGAAATGGCCAAAACATCAGTAAAGAAATACGATGCTATGGTAAGGGCAGTAAGGGACGACGGACGAGTAAGGGGTTTGTTTCAGTTTTACGGGGCGAATAGAACCGGCAGATGGGCTGGAAGAATTGTCCAATTTCAAAATTTACCCAAAAACAGCATGAAGGATCTTGACATGGCCCGGCAGATTGTCAGGAGTGGCGACTTTGAAACCTTAAAAATGCTTTTTGACAGTGTGCCTAATGTCTTATCCCAGCTTATACGAACTGCTTTCATCCCTTCTGACGGTTGTATATTTTTAGTCAGTGACTTCTCAGCTATTGAGGCCAGGGTAATAGCTTGGTTAGCGAATGAGCAGTGGCGCATGGAAGTGTTCAACACTCACGGCAAGATATACGAGGCCAGTGCATCCCAGATGTTCAAAGTGCCGCTTGAAAGTATTACCAAAGCTAATCCTTTAAGGCAAAAAGGTAAAATAAGTGAATTAGCCTTGGGTTATGCGGGCGGTGTTGGTGCCCTGGTTACGATGGGAGCTTTGAAGCAGGGACTGACAGAGGAAGAACTACCAGGATTAGTTAGTACATGGCGGGCAGCTAATCCGGCCATAACGAGACTGTGGAAAGACGTTGAAAAGGCGGCCATAAGTGCCGTCAATGATAAGAAAATAATACAACTGCAGTATGGTTTAGTCTTCAGTTTTGAGTCGGGTATTTTGTTTATCAAGTTACCGTCTGGTAGACGTTTAACATATTACAAGGCTGCAGTGGAGACTGATAAGCGGTTCAATAGACCAAAATTAACATACTGGGGTATGGATCAGGTTAAGAAGGTATGGACGAAAGTTGACACATACGGCGGGAAATTGGTAGAAAATGTTATTCAAGCAATTGCTAGGGATTGTTTAGCGGAAGCGCTTATCAGGGTAGATGTCGCAGGTTACAAAATTGTTAGTCACGTACATGACGAAATAGTCTGTGATGTACCTATCGGGCAGGGCAGCTTGGAAGAGCTTAACGAGATTATGGGACGGGAAATATCTTGGGCGCCCGGATTACCTACACCTGCGGATGGCTTCCAGGGTTACTATTATAAAAAGGATGATTGATATAAAACTTGGATCATTATTTGACGGAGTGGCAATGTTTCCTCTGGCAGCAAAACGGAATGGGATTAAAGCAGTTTGGGCGAGTGAGATAGAGGTTTTTCCGCTAAAGGTTAGCCAGCATCACTTTCCCGACATGAGGCACTTGGGCGACATTTGCCTGATTAATGGGGGGGAAATTGAACCTGTTGACATAATTACTTTCGGCAGTCCTTGTCAGGACTTATCTATAGCAGGCAAACGTGAGGGCATGGCAGGGGAGAGGTCGGGATTGTTTAGTCAAGCAATAAGGATAATACGAGAAATGCAGGAGGCGACAAATGGGAAATACCCTCGATACGCAATATGGGAGAACGTGCCCGGGGCATTTAGTTCAAACTCAGGACAGGATTTTAGGGCAGTCCTTGAAGAAATCACAGCGTCCGAAATTCCAAGGCCTCAATCTGGAAAGTGGGCAAACGCTGGAATGGTCAGAGGGAATGGGTATAGTGTTGCTTGGCGAGTCTGTGATGCGCAATATTGGGGAGTCGCCCAGCGTCGTAAGAGAATCTTTCTTGTCGCAGATTTTAGAGGCCAACGTGCCCCAGAAATATTATTTGAGTGCGAAAGCATGTCAGGGTATTTTGAGACGAGCAAAGAAGCGAGGGAAGAAGTTGCCGGAAGTGTTGGAAATGGCGTTGAGAAGCCAAGCGGGGTTTGGGCATTTATAGGTAAAAATTCAGCGGCATCACGAACAATCGGAGAAACAGAAAATATTTCACCGACATTAGATGCTACTAAGGCAGGGGCGTTAGCGGCACAACCGGGGGTTCATCAACAAACCTTTGTTATCCAATCCGCAACCATGGGCGGAGATAAGAATCAAAACGGTTTAGGTGTGTCTGATGGCCCGTGCTATACGCTAGATTGTCGGGCGGATCATGCAGTTGCTCATTTGATAGCGTTTAACGGTAGGCAAGATCCTGTTTATGGGGCAGTGACTGGGGCGATTGATACCGATCAAGCGACACAGTGTATCGCATATCCCGAACCTGCAAATGCTCTGCTCGCAAAAGGCAATCTGTCCTACCGTGCTGATGTTGATAATTTAGTTTGTGCCGTAGATGTCCGTAACCTTTACGAGACAGAGGAATTAAACGGAACGGTGCAATCAAAACAGACAGGCGGTTATTCGCTTAACTATCAAAATCCGGTTAGGGTAGGTTACGCAGTCAGACGACTTATGCCGATAGAGTGCGAGCGTTTAATGTCCATGCCGGACGGTTGGACTGATATCCCAGGAGCATCCAACACAGCACGTTACAAGGCAATTGGAAATTCACTTGTTATGTTAATACCTGATTGGATATTTAGTCAGATAAACAGAATCGAAATTGAAGAAATGTTAGGATAACTGACTACAGCGGATAAGACTACTATTGTCGCTCAAAATATATAGAAGTTTAGCTAAACATCAAACGATTGTAGCAAAAACTGAGGTGAAATAGTTGGAATTATTAGTCGGTGAAAATTTAAAGATTACATCGGACCGTTTAAATTATATTATCGAACAGCGGAAAGTCAGGACTGAAGGAGAGAACATCGGTGAGGAATACTGGGTAAATGCCGGTTACTACTCTCAATTTGACGAAACAATTTTTAAGCACCTAATTAATTTAGGTTTAAGAACATCGGATTTGAAAGGTGCCAGGGAGATACTTGATTACTTGGCAGAAATTCGCAAAGACATTTTAAAGCTGGATTTCCGAGAGTGTATCAAGAAGCTGAAGCAGGAACCGGTTGGGATTGAAGAAACTGACGATGATATGCTCGGATGATAGCAGCACTGATTAACCGGCGGCGTAGGCAAATATTAATACACTCTTATATTTATTACAAACTTGGGACGTCTATAATAGCTGATCACACTTGGGATAAGTGGGCGAGGGATCTTGTTGACTTGCAAAAGGCTTATCCCAAGATAGCTAAAAGTTTACCTTACCATGATGTTTTTAAGGATTTTGATGGTTCATCGGGATTTTACCTGCCTGCTGATGAATGGACGGTGAACAATGCTTTACAGTTGTTACGGATACACGACAGAGTACAGGCGGAAATTGACGATATGCTCGGATAGGAGAGTGATTGAATTTTTAAACAGTATCATTCTTGGTAACTGCTTGGATGTGATGACTCAAATACCTAATAAGTCAGTTAACATGATCCTTTGTGATCTACCATATGGCACTACTGAATGTAGTTGGGATACCATCATTCCTTTTGTACCTTTGTGGGCACAGTACGAGCGTATCATAACAGACGACGGCGCGATAGTATTAACTGCTAGTCAGCCATTTACCAGTGCACTGATTATGAGCAATATAAAGATGTTTAAATATTGTTGGGTATGGCGTAAAAGCTGCGGCGCTGGATTTCTTAACGCTAAAAACGCACCGATTAAGATGCACGAAGATATATGCGTATTCAGTAAAGGCGCCACTGCTAACGGGAGTAAAAGAAACATGGCATACTACCCGCAAGATCTAACTCCTGTAGAGAGATACAGAAATAGAACAGGTGAGCACAGCAATGCTGTTGGTACTAGACCAAGCAGGCAAAAAGGTTATACTCAGAAATTCACAGGATATCCGGTAAGTATCCTGTATTACCCTAACGATAGAAACATGATGCACGACACGACTAAACCAGTAGCTTTATTTGAGTATCTGATAAAAACGTATACCAACGAAGGGGATACTGTTTTAGATAACTGCATAGGTAGTGGTACGACTGCCTTAGCTTGTATCAATACGGGTAGAAAATTTATAGGTATTGACATATTGCAAGAATGGGTTGATGCGAGCAAAGCTAGAATTAACGAATTAGAAATTAGTAACATGCTGGGGTGATTTATTGGATTATCAGGAATTTTTAGAGAGCAAGAAAACGACAGTACAGAGCTGCGGATTTAAAATCGGTAACGATGAAATTAATTCAACTGCTAAATTATTTCAAGCGGATATAGCGAGGTGGGCGCTGCAGAAAGGCAGAGCAGCTATATTTGCCGGGACAGGGCTTGGAAAGACTTTTATGCAACTTGAATGGGCGGATAAGGTTTGTGATTATACATTCGGGGATGTGCTGATAGCTGCACCTTTGGCAGTGGCTCAGCAGACAGTTCGCGAAGGTGATAAATTCGGTATAAAAGTAAATTACTGCCGGTGTCAGGACGATGTAAAAGCCGGTATCAATATAACTAATTATGAAATGTTGGGTAAATTTGATCCTGATAAGTTTGAAGGTATTGTGTTAGATGAATCATCAATACTGAAATCTTTTACAGGGAAAGTAAGAACTCAGATTATCGAGACATTCCGAAATACTCCTTACAGGCTTGCCTGTACAGCTACACCGGCACCAAACGATATTATGGAATTATGTAATCACGCTGAATTTTTAGGTGTAATGACAAGGGCCGAAATGTTGGCTATGTGGTTCGTGCATGACGGTGGGGATACGTCGAAATGGCGACTAAAGGGCCATGTCAAAGAGAGCTTTTGGACTTGGATTGCTAGTTGGGCAGTGATGCTGCAGAACCCGAAAGACCTTGGCTATGACGGTACAGAATACGAACTTCCGGAATTGAATATCATCCCTGTTGTTGTGGAGATGGACGGGCATGAAGCAAGGACTATGACGGAGAGAAGACGGGCCCGGAAGGAAAGTGTTGATTTAAGGGTAGCTGCAGCGGCAGAGATAGTTAACTGGTCGGATGATCATTGGTTAATATGGTGCGGTTTGAACGATGAATCGGACAAGCTCACGAAGTCGATTGACGGAGCTGTGGGGATTAGGGGCAGTCATAAACCGGAATACAAAGAAAAAACTATGACTGACTTTTCAGCCGGAGAGGTTAAAAAACTGGTTAGTAAGGCATCAATCTGTGGGTACGGTATGAATTTCCAAGTATGCCATAACATGATATTTGTCGGGTTATCCGATAGCTTTGAACAGTATTTCCAAGCGGTGCGCCGGTGCTGGAGATTCGGGCAGACGGAGAAAGTTAATGTGTATGTCGTAACTGCATCGACAGAGGGCGCGGTAGTCGATAACGTGAAGCGCAAGGAAGAAGAATTCAACGCTATGTTGTCAGGGATGATTGCTGCAACACAAGAGATTACCCGGGAGAATATTCAAGCCACTTTAAGAGATACAGCGGTTTATGATCCGCAGGTGCCAATGGTATTACCCGATTGGTTGGGAGGGATTGCTGTTTGATAAATGTTTTAAACCAGTCAGTCACCCGTGATTATGCTGTTTATCACGGTGACAGCATGGAGGTTATAAGGGGGATACCAACAGATTCTTTGCATTGTTCTATATTCTCCCCGCCGTTTGAAAATCTTTACACTTATTCAAATTCTATCAGGGATTTAGGCAATTCTAAAAATCAGGTCCAGTTTATGAAGCATTTTAGATTTTTGATAAGTGAGCTTTACCGTTCCATGATGCCTGGCAGGTTGGTAATTATACATTGTATGGACTTGCCAAAGATGAAGAGCAGGGACGGGGTTATTGGTCTTAGAGACTTCCCTGCTATTGTCCGCAAAATGTTTGAAAATGCGGGTTTTATATATCACCCAAAGGTTACTATTTGGAAAAACCCTGTTACTGAGATGCAAAGGACAAAGGCGCTGGGCCTGCTCCACAAAACTGTAGTAAAAGATAGTGCCATGAGTCGCCAGGGGATGGCCGATTACATTGTAGTTATGCGGAAACCAGGGGTTAACCCGGAAGCTATATCGGGAGAATTTACACATTACGCGGGGGATGATCCAGAAGGTGTCTTTGGTTACACCCAGCAGGGTAACGACGTTAAAAAGTCCATTCAAATATGGCAGCGTTACGCCAGTCCTGTGTGGTTCGACATAAACCAAAGTAATACACTGCAGAGGAAAAGCGCAAGAGATGAAAACGACGAAAGGCATATTTGCCCTTTACAGCTTGATATCATTGAACGGTGCCTGCAACTGTGGAGTAACCCGGGAGATACCATATTTGATCCTTTTGCAGGTATTATGAGTGTCGGTTACAAGGCTGTTTTGATGCTTAGAAAAGCCGTCATGGTAGAGCTGAAAGATAGCTACTATAGGCAAGGCGTTGGCAACATGGAAAACGCTGTGGTTGAGAGAGATAAAGAACTTGACGATATGCTGGGGTGATTAGTTTGAGGATGTGCAAGCGTAAAGCTGAAATTACAAGGCAAGCTCTGACAAAGGACAAACTGATAGAACTACTTATCAAATACAAACTGACCCGTGAGCAGGTAGGTAAATCCTACGGAATATCTACGTCAGCTGTCGGTAGGTTGCTTAAGGATTACGATATCAATTTAGCAATCGAAAGGAAAGAGTTTAAGGGCGCATCATCTAACGCTAATAAGGTGCTATCGTCTTTTAAATGCGCCGGGAAGGTTAGTTTTAGAAAAGATTACATGGGGATGTGGTAAACGTTTGAGAGTATCCGGTATAACATCCGATTCTATCTTAGATGGTCCTGGTTTAAGGGTAGTATTATTTGTCCAAGGTTGCCCGCACGGTTGCAAAGATTGTCACAATCCATCAACGTGGGACAAGTCGGGCGGATATGAGATGTCGATATACAGTGTTGAGAAAGACATTTTAAGTAGGTTAACACCTATGCACCAGGGCGTTACTTTCAGCGGTGGCGAACCATTCGACCAGTCGGAAGAATTATTGATGTTAGCTTGTCGGCTAAAATATTGGGTTAAGGACATTGTAGTTTATAGTGGTTACAAAATGCGCGAACTATTAGGTAACGGTTTGCTGGGCGCTGTTGACTATCTGATTGATGGGAAATTCGAGATAGATGGGCGAGATATTGGTCTAAAGTGGCGCGGTAGCAGTAATCAAATAATTTGGAAAAAGGTTAATGGTATCTGGGTAAAGGAGAGTGATTAATCTGTCGGAACGTATAGGAGATTATGTTGAAACGTATACTGGTAAGCAGTTTTGGCCGCTGGAACCGCGACCAGAGGATGTTTGTATAGAGGATATAGCACATTCATTGAGTATGCAGTGCCGGTTTAATGGTCATTGTAGCCGGTTTTACAGTGTTGCTGAGCATAGTGTAAAGGTATCCATTGAGATGCTTATTCGTGGTTATGACAAGCAGATGCGCCTTTATGGGTTATTACATGACGCAGCAGAAGCTTATTGCTGTGACATACCAAGACCTTTAAAAAGTTTGCTCAAAGGTTACGGAGAAATGGAAGACCATATACAGCAAGTTATTTGGCAGGCTTTTGGTTTACCCGAGCCTACTATCAGTCAGTACAAAATAATTAAGCATGTAGATAATTGTTATTTGCGTAAAGAAGGAACTATCCTGATGCCAAACACAGATGATTGGGTTAGTAAAATTGTAGATTGGGATCCTGTTTATATAGATATTTACGGATTATCGCAAAGCGATTCCAAAAAACAATTCATACAGATATTCGAAGAATTAAAACGATAATAGAAAAAACTAGATGAGCAAAGTAAAACTTAGCTATTAGGTGTAAACCGTGCAATTAAAACCAAATATACCGCTTGCCTTTATCTGACAGACATAATATAATTAGCGGACAACCTAATACTTATATGTAACAATTGACCGTTGTTACATATAAGACGATAACGCTAATACGTGAAACAGTAGGCAAGTGAGCCACGGTCGATGTTTAGTCATCGAAGTGTGGACGCTTGCCTTTTTATTTTGTCTAAAAAGGTGGTGTAAGGAAATGGAATTAGGTAAAGAAACAATGAGTATTAAAGAATTCGCTGAAAAAATGAGTATAAGCAGAAGTTTAGCTTATAAACTTGCGGCTACCGGGCAAATACCTGTTATCAGACTGAGCAAGCGTAAGTTAGTGATACCGATGCAGGCGGTCGAAAAAATGTTGAATAGTGTACTGACGCTGCAGGAGGCGTGATGTATTTAAGCAGCATTTTAGAAGAAACTTTAGGTTATGCCCGTCTTGGTTGGTGTGTTATTCCTCTCAATATGAAAATACCTTTGATTAAGAATTGGACCAAAATAGCCACGACAAATGAGCAACAAATAACTAAATGGGCAAATAAATACAAAGGTTGCAATTTTGGCTTAGCTACTGGCAGGGAATCCGGTATTCTAGTTTTAGATATAGATAAGAAAAACGATGGTTTAAAATCACTGGAAGACTTACAGACTAAACACGGTAAACTACCCACCACTGTTACTTGTAATACGGGTGGGGGTGGTAAACAATATTATTTCTGTTATCCCGAAGATAGAAAAATAAAAAACGCCGTAGAATTTTATCCTGGTATGGATATAAGGACAATCGGCGGGCAAGTAGTGTTACCGCCGGGTAAACACCCGAGCGGCAAAAGATATGAATGGGTAAAAGGTTACGGCCCCGGTGATGTGGGCATCATGAGTGCACCGGAATGGCTTTTAGACCTGATGGAGTCAGCGAGTAACGGTAAAAATACTAATGTTGAAATTATCTCCGGTAATATCAGTGCTGGACAGCGGAATGCTAAATTAACAAGTTTAGCAGGTAGTATGCGGCAAAAAGGGCTTAATTTTGATGAAATACTAGCCGCTCTTACTGTTACAAACGAAACTAGATGCGAACCTCCTGTAAGCGATAATGAGCTAAAAACAATAATAAAAAGTGTTTGCAGGTATAAACCTGGAGATGAGTTTATACATGACTTTGATCTACCAGGTGATGCTGTAGTTGTGAGATTGTCAGATGTTAAGGTTGAGGATTTATCTTGGCTTTGGCATCCTTACATACCTTATGGGAAATTAACCTTGATGGAGGGAGATCCTGGTGAAGGTAAGACTTTTATAAGTCTAGCCATAACTGCGGCACTAACAAGTGGAGATAGCTTACCCGGGAGGGAAAAGACAAGTCCTGTTTCGGTTATATATATAACAGCAGAGGATGGGTTAGGTGACACTCTGAGGCCGAGACTGGATAGTTTAAAGGCTGATGTAAGTAAGGTACATGCAATTACAGGTGTTAAAGATGTTAACGGGGATATACTGCCTTGGAACATGAAGCAAATTAACGAACTCGAGACAGTAGTAAACAATACTGGTGCCAGACTTGTTATCATAGATCCTTTACAGGCTTTTTTAGGTGCAGATGTTGACTTCCATAAAGCTAATGAGACGAGGCCGCGCATGACTGGGCTTGTTAGTATGGCCGAAAGAACGGGATGTGCAGTTGTTTGCCTAAGACACTTGTCTAAGTCAACAGGTACTAAGGCAGCATACAGAGGTTTAGGATCTATTGACTTTACCGCCGTTGCCAGAAGTGTGTTACTGGTTGGCAAAGACCAGAATGGTACGAATAGAGCTGTGGTACATGTTAAATCTTCACTAGCACCTGCTGGATCGTCACAAGGTTTTATACTTGATCCTAGTTTCGGTTTTGCTTGGACAGGTGAATCTTCTACTACTGCAGACGATATATGTAACGCGCCGAAAGACAAAAAAGGCAATACTGTTTTGGAATATGCAGTTGAATGGTTAACCGAATTTTTAGAAGACGGACCAAAAGAATTCTCAGAAATAGAAAAAGAGGCCAAAAGGCAAGAAATTAAAAAACCGACTTTGCATAGAGCAAGAGGGGAATTGAAGAAAAATCCTCTTTTTAGCACCTATAAAAAACCCGGAATACAGCACGGGCCGTGGGTTTGGGAGCTTAAACAAGATACATTATAGTTCAACATGATCAAGATAATCAAACATACTCTTATTACACAAAATGATCACCTTGAATTCTTTAAAAAAAACTATATATATCAAGGGTTGTAAGTGTGTTTTCAAGGTGATCATAGTAAATCTTGACTTACAAAAAAAAGTAAATTTATTTTTACAATATGTGGTAGTCAAGATAATCACATGATCATCTTGAACACGTTGTCTTAACCCTTGATTTTACTGGGCTGGAGTCAACTTGATCAACTTGATCAACGTTTATCGTAAGGACAATTTAAAAATATTTGATCGAGTTGGTTCAAACCATTGATTTTACTGGGTTTTTAATTCCGTGAAAGGAGTGTTTTTATGACCATCTTAGGCATAAAACCGATAGAGACGCTTTACAGGGGGTATAAGTTTAGGAGTAGACTTGAAGCACGTTGGGCAGTTTTCTTTGATACTCTTGGGTTTAAATACGAGTATGAGAAAGAAGGATTTGAGTTAAGTACAGGTGAGCGGTATTTACCAGATTTCTATTTACCAGAAGATAAACTGTGGGTTGAGGTTAAAGGCGACCAACCAAATAGCAAATACGTAAAGATGCTTAAATCATTCTCTGATCAGTTAGGTAGTGCTTTACTGCTGGCCGTTGGTATACCGGGAGAAAACCAAATACAAATCTTGGCCTACGATACATGTGATAGCGGCGCTGGAAACTATGATGGGTACGTTGATATAGTGGCGGCGAAAAAAGGCAGATTACAGTTAGTTACGTGTTCTGACAGTAGAGTTGTGTGGGACAGAACTATCTATTCGGACGAGTTTTTTGAGTGTGATCTAGATGTTAGTTATTTACCTAACCGTGTCATGTTCCATAGTGTTGCTAAAGCTGTGGATGCGGCTAAATCAGCTAGATTTGAATTTGGAGAAACTCCTCGGTGAGAGAGTCGTCCATAGAAAAAAAGTTAAAAACTGAAGTAGAAAAACACGGAGGAAAAGCCTATAAATTCGTTTCTCCTGGAACGTCAGGAGTGCCAGATCGGATTGTTCTTTTCCCAGGAGGCAGATTGTTTTTTGTAGAGTTAAAGGCACCAGGAAAAAACTTAGAACCGTTGCAGGCAAAAAGAAAAAAGGAATTAGAGCAACTTGGTTTTAAAGTTTTTAAAATAGATACTTTTGCAGGAGTGGACGAATTTTTAAAAGAGGTTTTGCAAGATGGAGTTTAAACCGCACGTTTACCAGGACCATGCAATTAAGCAAATTATAAATTTACCGGCAACAGGATTGTTCCTCGATATGGGTATGGGTAAGACGGTATGTACGCTGACAGCAATATCCGAATTGCAATATGACTACTTCCACGTTGCAAAAACTTTAGTCATAGCACCACTCAGAGTTGCAGAAGACACCTGGGGTAGCGAGGTGGCGAAATGGGACCATATAAAACATCTCCGGGTATCAAAGGTATTGGGTTCTGCGAATGAGCGTTTAAATGCGCTACAAACACCTGCTGATATTTATATAATCAACAGGGAGAACGTTTTATGGTTATGTGAGCAGTATGGTGAATTCGTGAGTAAGGGAAAACCCAAAGTAGGAGCAGACGGAAAAGAGATACAACCGAAAATATGGCTTTGGCGTAAAGTATGGCCGTTCGACATGGTGGTAATAGACGAGTTAAGCAGTTTTAAGGACCACAGCACAGTAAGATTCGGGATGCTGCGAAGAGTCAGACCGCATGTAGAAAGGATAGTGGGGTTGACAGGTACTCCTGCACCTAACGGATTGGTTGATTTATGGTCACAGATATTCCTATTAGATTTCGGGGAGAGGTTAGGGAGAACCGTTACAAGCTACAGAGAGCGGTATTTTGACAGAGGAAAGATGATTTACCGAAAAGGGAAAAAAGTTAAAAGTGAGTTTGGATATGAACCTAAAGACGGGGCAGACACAGCGATCCATAACAAGATATCGGATATATGTGTCAGCATGAGTGCGAAGGACTGGCTAGCCTTACCTGAACGAATTAATAACACTGTTACGGTTAAAATGTCAGATGCGGAAAAACGTAACTACAAGGTCATGGAGCGTAACAAGCTATTGGAATTCGCTGAGGGTGATGTTGTAGCTAACACAGCAGCAGTGCTGAGTAATAAATTGCTGCAGATGGCTAACGGGGCCGTATATGATGAAAATAAATTAGTCCAGGAGATACACAAGGCTAAATTGTTAGCACTGGATGACTTGATAGAATCAGCTAACGGAAAGCCCGTCATGGTGTTTTATTACTACGAGCACGACCTGATCCGATTACAGGAACATCTTAAGAAGTTAAAACCGAGAATACTGAAAAAATCCAAGGATATAGAGGACTGGAACAATAAAAAGATCCAGGTGCTGTTAGTACATCCGCAGTCAGCAGGACACGGACTGAACCTGCAGGCTGGAGGAAATATAATCATCTGGTTTAGTCTCACATGGTCGCTTGAATTTTATTTGCAGGCTAATGCGAGACTTGATAGACAAGGACAAACAGAAGCGGTTATCGTTCACCATTTAGTTACCGAGGGAACGATAGACGAAGATGTTATGAGAGCACTGGCAGGCAAGGCAGAAGGACAAACTGCACTGCTTGAAGCTGTCAAGGCACGAATAGAAAAATTAAAGGGGTGAGGTTTGATGCTACATACCAGAATGTTGAAAGCATCGTCGAACGAGTTTTGGAAACTGTTTTGTGAGACAAGCCCACCGGATCACAACGTAAAAGATTACAACTGTCCGATGTTAGCACCAGCACATAGGGGCGGCGGCAGCAAGAGCGGTAAAAGAAAAAAGAAAAAAAATCTATCTGATTTGAGGAAATATGTATTGCAATGATATTGACACATATGGTATACTAGCGACATGTCGTATACCCTAAACGTAACAAGCGCCTGAGCAGGGCGCTTTTTATTATGCGTATTTTGAGGGAGGGGTTTGGTTATGATATGAAAAGAACCTTGATTAAAGCCGTTGAGTTTGGTATGAGTGCAGAAACTGCAACTGAGATACTCCAAAACGTTATGTGTAGAACTATCAGGGACGGTGTAAAGATTGAGTTAGACAATGCCTCCGAAGTCTAAGCGGCCATGTTCTTACCCTGGATGTAGTCAGTTGACTACTGAGCGATTCTGTGAGAAACATAAGAAGCAGGAAGCTAAACGTTATGACGAGCGCAGAGGTAGTTCTGCGAGTCGTGGGTACGGCTTTAGATGGCAGAGGTATCGTAAAGGGTTTTTGTATGAGAATCCGTTGTGTGTTAAGTGTGAAGCTGTAGGCAAGCTTACACCATCGACTGACGTTGACCATATTAAGGCTGTGAGTGGCCCGAGTGATCCAATGTTTTGGTTGCCCAGTAACCATCAGGCGCTATGCCATAGCTGCCATAGCAGAAAAACCGTTATGGAAGACGGT